GTGCGCTGGTACTTCGCCGAGCTGCGCGGGGCGATCCGGGAGGGCCGGGCGCACCTCGGGATGTTCGACAACCGGATCCCGCAACCGCTCGCGCCGTTCGGCTGGAGGGTGGACGCGCAGGGGCGCCACCACACCCTCGGCGAGACGGCGGGGCACTTCGATGCGACGCACGGGAACCTATGGGTGGCGGCCGACGCGGCGCGGACGTTCCTTCCCGTCCCCCGTCCCCCGGTCCCCAGCCAGGTGCCCGAGCTGCCCCGCATCGACGCGTGCCTCTACCGGCTCGGGTGGCTCTCGGCCGACAACATCACGAAGGCCCGGGGCGTCCCCAGCTACCGCGTGCGGGGCGACCTCGACCGGCGCGGCGGGAGCTACTGCGTCGTTCGGTGGGATCGCGTGCGGGGGCTGTTGCTATGATCGCTAGCACCATGGCCGCACCGAAGAAGTCCCCCGCGAAGAAGCCCCCGACGCCGACTGTGGCGGCCGCGCGCGCCGACGGTCGACCGAAGTCGAAGCTCTCTCAGCACGGCGATCAGGCGAAGCTCGAGGCCGAGCGCGCGCTACTCCTCGCGACGCTGGAAGCGAAGGGCTGGAATCTCACGCACACAGCGCGGGAGCTCGCGATGACCGATGCGTCAGCAGTGCTCCGGGGGATCGACCGCTACGGGCTGCGTACGGAGTACGAAAAGCACAGGGTCTAGTCATCCGTGACATAGCTACGGTTGACAACTTAGTTATGCTGGACTAATGATCCTCCCGTAGCCCGCACGACACCCGCGGGCTCGGGAGGCCACCGTGGATCACTCATCCCCGGCGACGCCGCGAAGGGACACGCCTGTCCCTCCGGCGCCGCCCGCGCATCGCCCTGCCAACGACCCCAGCCCCGCGCCGGACCTCGACTTCCCCGAGCCGGATCTGGAGTTCCCTGAGCCGGACCTCGACTTCCCCCCGCCAGACATCGACGACGAGCTCTCTGGCTGCCCGGTGTTCAACGCGCTCTGCGAGGCCCGCGCCGCCGAGTCGATCGAGCACCAGGAGGCGCAGCGGTTGCCCTGGGAGTTGTCGTGGACCCCGGCCGACGCCGTCAGCCCGGAGGCCGCGTGATGAAGCGGAAGGTGTTCCGGCGGGCGGTGCGCGATCTCGCGGTGTTCTGCTCGAAGCAGAAGCTCGCGCTGCAGCTTGCGCAGGTCGAGGCCGCCGACCGACGCGACGCGACCCACCAGGCGCACTGCGTCGCCGACCTCGCGCGAGAGCTGTCGGCGATCTCCGACGAGGCCCTCGCGGCCGCCACGGAGTGCCTGGACGATCGGCCCGACACCCTCGCCGCCCACGCCTCGCACGCGGCCCGCGCCGCGCGGCTGGCTCACCTCGCGGCGAAGGAACTCCGCCGACTCACCCGGGCGTCGTTGCGCGTCGGCGGGGGCCGGTGACGCCCGCCGAGGGGGAGGGCGAGTGCGCGCTCTGCCACCGTCTGGCGCCCGACGACGAGCTCGAACGCGTGGCGACGGCGCGCGGGGAGAGGCGCTACTGCGACCAGTGCATGTCGGCGGCGGAGCGCATCGTGGATGCCCTCGCGGCGCCCTTCCTCTGGGCGATGGGAGCGCGTCGGCGCGGGGCCGACTGACGGGACGTTCGGCCTTTCCAGGCCCTGTGCCGAGGTGCTCGCGCGGCAAGGGTCAGAAGCAGGTGGGCTCGCGCGAGCACGAGGTCTCGCCGCGCACCATCCGCCACGACGTCGATGCGATGCAGGCTGCGAGTCTCGACGTCGGCGTGGAGGGCTCTCAGGTGCGGTTGCGGAAGGCGCCGACGTGGTGAGGCCCGCCCCGTACTTCCCGACGGCGGGTGCGGAGAGCTGGGCGACGGCGCGCCTGTACCTGGGCGTGATCGGCGGGGCCACGCTCGCCGAGGTCCTCGACTGGATGCACGGCGCGCCGGTCGCCAGTGGCTAGAGCTACCTCTACGGCACGGGCGTGCTATCCGCGGCAGTCACCTGCCCGCGCTGCGGCGGGGACCACAGCGGCACCGCCGAGGATCCGGGGCACCCCGACCTCGGCGGGTGTACCGAGCGGGAGGTCCTCTGCGGCACCTGCGACGAGGGCCTCATCCCGGTCGACGAGCTCGCCGCGCGGATGGCCCGGCTCGGTGAGTGGATGCCGCGGGAGCGGGACTACTTCGACTTCTAGACTCGGCCGCCCCGAACGACCTTCTCTGAAGGTCGCGAGCTTCATCCGACGCGCTGATGCCCTAAGCACGGTGCGCACATATGGCGTTCGCCGCCGACCCACCTCGCCGATGACGGTGCCCTGTGTTTATCGGGCAAATCGTCCCGGCGCTAGCACACGAAGCCGTCAACGTGGTTGTCAAAGATCAGTGCCATCGGGTTGGCAGTGACATTAACTGTCCAAGCACTTCGCGCCGAGAAACAGATGGAATTGGATTTCTGGAGGGGTCGGGCCATAGGTTGATCCCGCCCCAGAAAGGGTGACGGCCCGAGGCGTTCCCGCGCCCCGAGCCGTTCTGTCCACAACATCCACCGTGATGAGGTTTTCGATATGGACGATGAAGATCGTAGCGCACCGGTGCGCCCGAAGGAAGAAGTCGCCGGAACCACCCCGCCGGAGAAGCCGGTGGGGAACCGCCCCAACACCTGGAAGGGCATCGCCGAGGCGGCAGTGAAGGGCGCCGTCGGTGCCGTCGTCGCGTTCGCCCTGAAGCACCTCCTCGACCACCACTGAGCTCAGCGCCTCCATCCCACCCCTCGGCGTATCCGCGCCCGCCACCGACCCCGAATTAGCAACGCCCCCGACCCGTGAGGCCGAGAGCCAGCGAGCGACTGCGTCGGTACGCACCACGGTGCGGGGCCGCGGAACGCCGTCTCGTCCGGCGCAGCGCCGAGCTTCGTCGCGGCGCCCCGCAGGTTCGTGCGGCCTGTCCAGATCACCGCGAACGGCTCGTTCGGACGTCGCCGCGAGGCGCCTGAAATGCACTGCGCGACGGCATGGACACCACTGCCGCTAACGCCCCCGCTGACCCCTGGGCCGGGTCCGAGATGCTCTCCACCTACAGCCGCGCCGCCGCGCTCGCCGACGGCGTCCTGGTCGACGTCACCGCCGAGGCCCGCGCCGTCGGCGTGACCTGCCCGGTGGCGCTGACCGCGGGCGCCTTCGAGGCCCTCGGCGCCGACGACCCCGAGCAGCTCGGGCGCGCGGTCGTTGCCCTGCGCGTCGCCGCGGGCCTCGCGCGGGGCTGCGACACCGACCGTGTCGACTTCCACCTGCGCGGCCGCGACGGCGCCTGGGTGCGCCTCTGGGCGCTCTGCGGGCCGGGCGACACCGCCGAGGGCATCATCACGGTGATGCTCGAGGGAGAAGACTGATGGAACCCTACGAGGCGTGCGACGAGATCATCGCGCTGGTGTTCGGCCGGGGCTGCGACCCCGCGCAGCTCTGCGACCGGCCCGGCGCGCCGCCAGGGTCCGGGGTCACCCTCGCGGCGCTGCGGGCCGATCTCGGGGTCCGGCTCGGCGGCCGCGCCCTCCGGGAGGCGCTGGCCATCGTCGACGCGAGCGAGGCCACCGACGCCGCGTGGCGGGCCCGCGAGGCCATCCGGGGGATGCGATGAGGCGCTACATCGTCTCCCTCGACGTCGCGGGCTTCGAGGCGGCGGTGCATGGCCTCGTCGCAACGACCGACGACGGGGCGGCGCTCCTCACCCGACTCGAGGCGCTGCTCGACGACGGGGCCGTCAACCATGTCGCGCCTCCGCCCGCGCCGCGCCGCCCCATTCTCAGCCCCGAGGCGGTCGCGGTCGCCCTCCGGGAGAGCGGGGGCAACGTCTCCGCCGCGGCTCGCGCCCTGGGCTACTCGCGGGCCGCGGTGCGCGAGAAGGCCGCGCTGTACCTCCCGACGGCTGCGAGTCCGCTCGACGACGGGCGCAGGTGACCGATCGGTGCTGGCGACGAGAGAGCCCGTCGCGTTGGTCGGGGCATGGCCCCGGCGCCGGCGCACGCGAGCGCCGCGATCGGCAGCCGGTTGCCGGGTGTGCTGCCGCATCCCGGCACCCCGCCCTACACCCGCCGGGTGACGCCCGACGCCACCGCCCGCCTGGTCGCGCTCCCGGACCCGCTCCGCGCCTGGGCTCGCGAGTTCGTGCGCTTCCACCTCGGCGTGCACATCACGCGCGGGCTGCCGTGAGGGCACGCGCTCGTCCGGCTCGTCCTTTCCGTGTAGCCTCCCGGGCCCATGGCAATCGTACCGGTCAACATCGGGCAGGCGGCCGAGAAGTTTCTTGAGACCGTAAAGTGGGTCGGCGGGCCGAAGATGGTCAGAGCCTTGGCCAGCGCAAATGCAGACGGTGTCCGGGAGCTGGCCGAGGCACAGGCCGACGCGGCCCGCACTCTCGCGCAAGGACACGCGGACGCAGCTCGCACACTCGCGCAAGGGCAGGTCGACGCGAAGAAGCTCATCGAACTCGGCGCGGTCGAGAGCCGTTACGAGCACCGGGAGCCCATGCTTCTCGATGAACCCAAGCCCGCCGAGGCGATCGTGTCAGCTGCAGGAACCGAGAGAGTCGAAACTGAGATGGCTGACGACGCCGAGCCGATCCCGTTGGTGCGCGCGAAGCAACTCCTAGATCGCGCGGCCGAGCGATCCACTCTCCAGGCCGTTCGGCAGCAGGAGAACCTCGAAGCGGTCTTGCAGATCGCGAACGAGCACATTCGTGACGTCAAGGACGAGGATGTATCGGGGGACCCCGTCGACGACACGTGGAAGGCGCGGTTCTTCTCCGCCGCGCAGGACATTTCCGATGACGAGATGCGGCGGCTCTGGGGGGCCGTGCTCGCTGGTGAGATCAAGCACCCCAAGTCTTTTTCGCTTCGGTGTCTGGATGTCCTCCGCAACCTCACGAACGACGAGGCCCGGCTCTTCCAGCGACTGGCGCACTTCGTCGATCGCGAAGGGACCGCAATTTTCCCGAGCAAAGAGGCGAAGGGAGCGTTCGGTCTTAAGGATCTTGCGTCGCTCGTTGACGCTGGCCTGATCCATCCACACGTGGGGCTTGGAACCGTGATGAACTATAAGTCGCACGACGGAGGCCCCCTGAGGGCGATCCATGCCTTTGCTGAGTGGGCGGTAACGATAGAGGCCGACGTCCCCTCGGTGGCCGCGGGACTGCCAACCATTCTGCTGACTACGGCCGGGACTCAGCTCGCCGCGCTGACGGAGCGGACGATCGATCCCGAGCATTTGGTCGCTCTGCGCACGAAGGTTCGGTCAATACCCCTTCGGGCAGAGATCAGGCGCCTCGTCAGCTTCGGCGCTGATTCGGTCCAAGCATCTGAAGAGACATACGACCTCGATGATTCGGGCAGACTGGTGCCAAACGTCCCCACCGATGTCGGTGACTCTGCAGAGCCAGAATCTGCTGGCGTTGGCACTCCTCCCGAAAAGCGCCCCGAAATGAGCAGCGCCCCCGACCCGTGAGGGCCGAGGGCGAAGGAAGGTAGGGCCGGGGCGGTCCGCTGCGCGAGCCTGGGGGGGGAGGACGACTCGCGCGAGTCCGCCCCGGCGAGGCGGTGGGTATCACGGGGAGGGAGCGCGGCCGAAAGAAACGGCCGACTTGGGGGGCGGGGGACGAGCAGGACACGTGCTCCAAGTCCGACTGCGGTAGCGTCCGTTGCTGGAGGACTCGATGGGACTATCAGACGATCTTCGGCAGCTCTCGGATCAGGTTCGCAAGCGGCAGCAGCACGTGAAGGGTGAGGAGGCGACCAAGCAGGCCCTCATCATTCCGTTTCTGCAGGTGCTCGGCTTCGACGTCTACGACCCGCAGGAGGTCGGCCCGGAGTACATCGCCGACTTCGCCAAGAAGCGCCCCAGCGGCGGGATGGAGAAGGTCGACTACGTCATCCGTATCAACGGCGAGCCGGCGATGTTCATCGAGTGCAAGCCGCTCGGCTCGGCGCCCGAGGACCACGACGGGCAGCTCGCGCGCTACTTCAACGCGACGCCCGGCGTGCACGTCGGGGTCGTGACGAACGGCACGCGCTACCGCTTCTTCACCGACCTGCGCGCGCCCAACATGATGGACGCCGCGCCCTTCTTCGAGTTCGACATCCTCTCCTTCACCGAGCGCGACGCGGACAACCTCCGCGCGTTCACCAAGGACGGATTCAACCCCGCCGCGATCCAGTCCGCCGCCGAGGACATCATCTACACCGAGCGCCTCACGGGCCTCGTCAACGAGGTGCTGCGGAACCCGTCCGAGAACTTCGTGCGCTTCCTCCTCAGCGAGCTCGACCTGGTGCCGGGCCGAGTCACCGGGAAGGTCATCGATCGGTTCTCCCCGATCGTGAAGCGGGCGGTGCAGAGCACGCTCCTCGAGATGATGACGCGCTCGATCCAGCAGGAGATCGCCAGCCCCGCCCCCACAGCGCCCGCCGTCGCCTCCGCCGCGGAGGCCCCGCCGTCACCGGTGCGAACCTCCATCCCCTCGGGGGAGGCCGGCGAGGCCGCTCGCGCCAGCATCGTCACGACGGCCGAGGAGATGGAGCTCTTCGAGGTCGTGAGCCGCATCTGCTCCGAGTCGGCGAGCAAGCAGGCGATCGGCTACAAGGACACCACCGCCTACTTCGGCATCAACCTCGGGAAGGTGACGCAGTGGTTCCTCCGCGCGTGGTGCACCGGCCCGCGCAAGGCGCTGGTGACGCGCGTGCCCGTCGAGCAGGTGCGCCTCCTCGCGCATGGCTTCGAGGTCGAGCCCGCCCCCGAGGGGATCGGCGCGAGCCGCGTCTACTTCGGCGCCATCAAGGACGTCGAGAAGCTCCGGCCGCTCGTGCTCATGGCGTACGAGGACCAGGTGCGACGGATGAAGGCGGGGGCCGACGAGTAGCAGCTCCCCGGCTGCGGTACTCGCGCGCTGCCCCTCCATCTCTCCCTCCTCCTCGCGCTCATCACGATCACAAGCCTCACTCCGCACCGGTGCGGGGTCGAGCGGTTCAAGGTCCGTCGCACACGATGCAGACGACGCGGTGCCCTCAAGTGGCGCCCTATTCGTCGGAGAGGTCGTCTGCTTCCGCTTCGGGGACGGCCGCTTGTGCCGGGGCTGGAGGGGCGTCACCGGTCGAGATCAACCTCACGTCCCGGAGGAGGTAGTCGTGGCGCATGTCGGTGCCCATGGGCTGGACGCGGATGCGGTAGCGAGCGCTCGTCGAGAGCACGATGGTTATTGCTCCCGCGAGGTACGACGTGCGCAGCACCGAGTCGATCCGTCCGCTGATCGGCTCCCGCGTCGCGTCGTCCATGAAAGCGAAGCTGCCGTTGGGCGATGCGTTGAAGCCCATGAAGAAGCCCTCGACCAGTCGATGCTCCTGCATCAAGAGGCGGCGCGCCTCGTCTAGCGTCCCCTTCGCACGCTTCGCCCGAACGGGCGTAACGTGGAGCCGTCGATGCGGCGTCTTTAGGTACAACTCCAGCCCGGATCTACGCATCCCCTCGAGGAAGCTGGCCATCACGCTCTCGGCTGCGGGGTCGCGTCGGAACGCGTCAGCGAGAGTTTCGGGGTTCGCGGCCCGGTCGAGCAGGAACTCCAACGTCTCCCACGCTTGATCGAACCCTTCGGCGCCGGGCCCATCGACCCGAAGCCCGAAGGATCCGGCTACGGCCGTAAGGAGAGGCTGGTCGCCCTTCACGCTGCGCGTGGTCTCGACGACGCGCATCACGCCTTGATAGGCATGCAGAAGGCTGAATGCTCCGATCGAGTGCCCGTGCACGGGTTTCCCGTCGAACATGATCGCGCGCTCGTGGGGCACGTCCACGATGGTCTGCCGGAGGTCCAGCCGGGCCTCTTCGGCCAGGTCATCGAACTGCAGCCCTGCCGGAAGTTCCGCCGGTGGGTAGGACTGCATCGAGACCGGCTGACCATGCCGGTTGTAGTCGACGATCTCGACCTCCCCGTCGTGCTCGTCGACCAACACGCCCACCGAGCTCAGCCCGTCCAATAGAGCGCGCCAGGAATACTTGGAGACCGGCACGAAGAGCCACCGCACCAGCCCGCTACCCTCGTCGACGTGGATGCCGAGGCGACGCACGTCGTGGTGGTCCATCGTCGTCAGCATTTCCCTTCGTCCACCTCGGATCAGATGCTCGACCGATCGACGCCCGACTGTCTTGTGCAGGTCGCTCGTGACGATCGTTCGCCGCGGCACCCAGGGAAGCACGAAGCTCGTCAGCGCGTGATTCTCGCGCGGTGAGGTACCGAAGTGGCGCGCGGCAAGGCCCTTCGGGCGCGGCTCCTCACGCTTGTCCGTGAGCCACTCCGTCAGGGGCCCGAGCTCGGCAGCGGTGGGCGCGAACGCACCGCACACGCCGCATTGCGTCACCGGAAGCGACTCGGGCAGCTCATACGCGTGGCCGAGGTGCTTCCAGAATCGCCGCGGGCCTGTGCGCGGCGAGATCTCTCCTTCCTCGCAAATCGGGCAGCGGACTTCGTCGCTCACGACGGCCTCGCTCTCACGCGATCGCCGCCGATCGTGACCATGTCTCGCCGCGGAGGATGGAACGAGATGAGCACCACGTTCTCCTTCGTCTTGGTGTGGTGGATTCGCAGCTTCACATAGAACCCACAGCCGCTGAGGGTCAGGGCGTACACGTCCGAAACGGGATGTTCATTGTCGTCAAACCGCTCGCAGAACCGGCTCTCCGTAAGGTTGGCAAGGGCCTTCTCGATTTCGTCTTTCGCATCGATGGGGTCCGCGTTGAGAGCTGTACAGACGGCGTCTAGGGTGTTCGAGGCGCGGTCGGGATCGATGCTCCACGATCCGCACCGGACCAAATCAACCACGTCACGCACCGGGTGGAGGGGACGCTTCACCTCTGTAGTTCCCGGCTCGCGTGTTCACCCCACCCCATGGAGCGGTAACGATGCCTCCTCCGTCGCTACGTTCGCAACGGGATTGATGGTTGTTGGTAGGGATATGGCCCTGAACATTCGTACCCCAACGGGGTCCGAGGGACAAGGAGCGAGGCAGGGCAACTGATGCTGCGCACGAGATGGGAGGGGGCCGCCGCTGCGGACGCAGGGCGGCGGGCGCGGATCCGGCAGACACCGGCGCGGTAGTGGTCGGAAGGTCAGTACGTGCGCACCGGCCCGAAGGCCAGCGCCACGATCAGGGCGCCCGCGGCGACGTACGCGCCGACGCAGGTGAGGACCTCAGCGATCACGTGCACTGGAGGTGCGCGAGCAGCTCGGCGCCGATGCGTCCGTCGCCGTCGAGTGCGCGCGCGTGCAGCCAGCTCGTGGCGGCCGCCGTCGAGCGCGGTCCCCACGCGCCGTCGCCCACGACGCCCACGCGCCCCTGCGCCCAGGCGGTGATCACCGGCCAGTCGGTCTGCCCGAGGTCTGCGCCGAGCTCCCCGCGCTCGGCCGCGCAGAGCACCCGCAGCGCCTGGCGCCCGTCGTCGTCGAGCCGCGTCGGCGCCGCCCACAGAGCCAGCAGCTCCCGCGCGCCGACCGCCGCGGTGTCCCGCGCGTCGACGTGGTGGGCCTGGACGTAGGACCGCACTGGGACGGCCGGGTCGATCCACCCGAGCGTGGCCGCGCGGGTGTAGGAGGCCTGCGACGAGGCCACGCGTCGCTGCAGCGCACCGAGGCCCGCCATCGGCTGAGGCTTGCCCTCGGGCTTCGCGGGTGCGGCGTACCGCTGCGGAAGCTCGATGTCGACGGGGCCGCTCTTCGGGAGCCCGACGCCGGCGGCCTTCGCGACGGCCCCGCCGAGGTACGCGCTCCAGGGGTAGCCCTCCTCGTCGGCGTCGATGCGCCCGGCGTGGTCGCGCTCCTCGGGGTGGTAGTGCGGGTGGTCGTAGGCCGTGTGCCCCAGGAGCAGCCCCGGGCACTCGGCGCGGATGTGGTCGATCGCCTCGACGGCGAGGATGCGAGCGGCCGCAGGGTGGACCTTCCCGGCGGCCTCGCTGTTGATCACCAGCAGATCGGCGCCGATGTCCCGCGCGGCGCGCGCGGCCGGGAGGTACACGCGCTCGAGGATGCCGTCGACGGTGGCCTTGGTGACCTGCTCGACCCAGCCGTCCCAAGCGACGCCGACCCAGAGCGCGATGTCGGGCAAGACGGCGCGCACCTGCTCGGCGCAGCGTCGCGCGTCGGCTGCGAGGCCCTTCGGCCCGGCGTGGAGCTGCACGACAGCAGGGCGCGCCTCGCGCAACAGCGGGAGGGCGTCGTTGACCGCGCGCGGCAGGCCGTCGCCCGACCAGAGGGTGAGGGCGTGGCGGCGGGTGATGGGGCGCGGCGAGGCGCTCCGGCGGAGCTGCGCCTGCAGGCGGCCCTCGAGGGCGTCGATGGCGCCCGTCACGCCGGAACCTGTCCCTTCACGTCAGCGGCGTGCGTCTCCAGCCAGTCGATGGCGACCCGGGCCGCACGGACGTTGGGCACCCCGCCCTTGTCCATCGTGCGGTAGTGCGAGCGCAGCACCGCGCGCCCCATGTCGACGCCCGCGCTCATGAGCGCGTAGTGCCGGCGCAGGCCTTCGGTGATCTCCTCGATGGGACGGCGGGCGCCGCCGCACCAGGCGCGGAGGGCCTCGGTGGTGGCGTACTGGTCGCCTTCGATCTTGCCCAGGTACTCCGCGGCGTCCTTCGTCGCGATCGAGCAGAGGTAGAGCGCCGTGTGCGTGGTCGACCGGGGCCACCAGCCGGCGTCGACGCCGTCCTTGTCCTGCCCGACGTGACCGCCCTCGTGGGGGCCGACGAGGATGCGCGTCAGCGCCTTCTCGGGCGTGTACCAGCTCCGCGGGAGCGCGATGGTGGAACCGATGGTGGTGCCGAACTCCGAGAGGTACGCGGGCCCGGTGGGCAGCCCGATCTTCGGCACGTCGAGGGAGAGGAACGACGCGAGCTCGCGCACCTTGTCGACCCCATCGCCCACCGCGTCGAAGGCCCCGGCGATGACCCGGTGGAGGGCCTGCTCCTCCTTCACGACGAAGGTGCAGCCGAACTCCTTCTCGATGGCGAGCTGCAGCCCGTCGGCGACCTGATGGAGGCGCTCGAGGGCGATCACCGCGCACCCCCGTCCGCCGCGGGCGCACAGGAGCCGACGCCGTCGGCATCGATCACGCACACTCGGCCCGTGCGGTCGCAGGGCTCGTCACCCATGGGGGTGAGCTCGCCGGTCCCGGCCGCGCAGTAGTGGGGCTGGTTGCGGACGCAGGAGTACTCCCCTCGCGCGCCGCAGGCCGGGCGGTTCCAGTTGGGGCACCCCATGAGCCCGAGGCCCACGCCGAACACGACGGCGAGTAGCCACGCGACATAGAGCAGCGACCCGAAGTCGACGCTCCCGCGCTGGCCACTGGGCGCGCCCAGGGGGAGGGTGGCCGCGCGCATCGGCGAGGTCGTCGGGTCGCGCAGGATCTCCGCGACGAGGCCTGCGAGCTCGGCCGGGGTGGCGGTGGTGGCCACCGGCGCCGGCGTGCGGAGCTTCTGCACCTGCGCCTCGGCGATGCGCTCCAGCAGCTTCGTGGTGCTCTCGATGTCGAGGGCCGTGAGCGCGCGCAGCTGCGTGAGCGAGTCGCCGCCGAGGTGCCAGAGGTCGGTCACCACGCGGCGCAGGTAGCGCGGTCCGTCGATGGCGGGGTTCCAGGCGCCCGGCTTCGAGGGGTCCTTGAGGTCGCGGACCTCGGCCTCGGTGGAGAGCACGAGCGTCGCGGCGAGGGCCGTCAGCGCGTCGAGGGAGGCTCCGACGGCGATGGCCGCGGCGCCCTTGGCGTCGGCGCTCTGGCGCGCGCGGTAGGCCCGCAGCGCGAGCACCTTGGCGCGCGCGAGCGGGAGCAGCGCGATCGACACGAGGGCGATCGCGAGGACGATGAGGAGGGGAGCGTGGGAGTGGATCCAGGGGAGCATGGACGGGGGCCTTTCCGCGGCCGATGCGGCGCGTAGGTGGAGCGAGGCGGTGTTGCAGGAAGCGGCAGACCCTGACGGCCTGCCGGTGGGTCAGCGGGAGGGGGTGCGCGGCCGGTCGTCGGGTCGCGGCGCCAGCGCGAGATCGAGCTGGATGCGGAGCGCGCGGAGGTCGCTCTGGATGGCCGCAAGCGTGTCGCGCGTCGTGCGGTCGTCCGTGGCGCGCTGCGCGGTCTCGGCTCGCGTCTCGGTACGAAGCTCGCCGAGCTGCTGCTGGAGCACCACGGTCTGCGCAGCGGTGTCGCGTGCGAGGTCGCGGGTGGCCACCGCGTGCATCCCGAGGCCGCCGAGCATCAGCAGCGCGACGAAGCCCATGCCGCGCGCGAAGAAGTAGGCGTTCTCGAGGTCGCGCACGCGGCGCTCCGGGTCCGTCGGGACCGCCGCACGTTGCTGCGAGGTGTCGGGGTTGGAGTCGGTCACGGCGTCGCCCACGCGGGGGCGCCCGCGACGATCTTGATCACCTGGCCGTCGGTGCCGGGCGGGAGGACCGTCCCGGCGCCGCCGCTGCCGAACACCAGCATCGAGCCCGCCACGGTCCCCTCTTCGAGGAGGATCGCCCGGACCTTCGTGAACACCACGTCGCTCGTGTCGAGCGAGAATCCCCCGGGGACTGTGAGCTGGTAGAGGCTGCCCTCCTCCTGATCGAGCAGGGCGAGCCCGGTGGCGAAGTCCACTGAGGTGTCGAAGTCCGCGCGGCGAGTGAACACCGCGAGCCTGCCGCCGGGGTCGTCCGCGCCCGTGTCGGTGACGGTGTAGACGCCGGTGGTGCTGAGGCTCGTCGACTGGAAGCGGAAGAGGATGCTCGTGCCCAGGCTGAGGCCGAAGCCCGTCACGTCCATGTTCGAGCCCGCGGTGAGGGTCTTCGCGATCGGGTCGTAGACCATCGTCGCGAGTGGCCCGGCGTCCAGGCCAGTGACGCTGAGCACGAGGGCCACGGGGTCGCGCATCGTGAGCGAACAACCGGAGAGGGCCGCGACGAGCGCCGTCGCACCGACGTCCGTGGCATCGGGCATAGCGTGGACGTGGCCCGCGTCCGACGCCTCGCCCGTGGAGCCCGCGACGGCGGTACCCAGGGGCTCCGGGGTCGCGGTGGAGAGGGAGGCGCCGTTGCCTGCGCCCTGTGCGATGCCGTTGACTCCGAGCGCCATGGCCTAGGTCCCCACCAGGTCGAGCGCGACGTTGCCCGCCGCGGCGGCCGTGACCTCGACGTCGAGCTGCTCGGCGACGGAGGTGCCGTAGAGGTCGTACACGCGCTGCGAGGCGCCGTCGGCGATCGGGAGCCCCGTGGAGACCGACTCCCACGGGCCCCAGCCGCCGTCCGCGCGGTTGCGGAAGCGCACGCGCAGGGCGGTGATCGCGGCCGCCGTGTTGTTGGTGAGGATCAGCGACCAGCGCGGGGCGCGCGCGAGGGTCAGCGGCGACCGTCCGGTGGTGGCCGAGAGGACGGTCACTCCGAGGATGACGGCCCACGCGGGCACCACCTGGTCGGCGACGGGGATGGGGTGATGGGACATGAGGGCTCCAGGGCGGCAGGTGGCCGCGGTGGCGTGCGTGGCGATGGAAGGGGAGACGAAGGCGGCGCGGGCTACTCGGTGAACCCGAGCACGTCGATCGTGTAGGTCGCAGTCGCGTTGGAGAGCGCGACGCCGTAGCCGATCGCCAGGTCCGCGTCGGGCGTCACCTCGAGCTCGGTGGTCAGCGTGGCGATTGCCTCGTTGCCGCTCGCGTTCGGGCTCGCCTTCGCCAGCTGAGAGGCGAACGTTGCCCCGTCGCGCTCGTAGAGGGACAGCGTCCCGAGGCCGTTGGCACCCGTGCTGATGGCGTCGATCTCCGCCCGGATGATCGCGGTGCGAGCGTGCGGCGGGAGCGTGGGAGCGAGCGGGAGCGCGGTCAGGCCCGCCGCGGCCGTGTCGGTGAAGCGGAGCCCGTCGCTGGCGAAGTCGCTGTTGACCGAAACCATCGCGCTCCGGCGGTACAGGTAGCGCCCGCCCGTCGCGCGGAAGGGGATCACCGCGCCCGCGGCATCGGTGCGGAAGCACCCGAGGTAGCGGTGCGTCCCGAGCCCCGTCGACTTCCACGTCTTTGAGGCGTCGGGTGCGTCGAGGCTGTGCTGCAGCGCGAGCGCCCCGGCGTTGTCGTAGGCGTAGATGTAGCGCCACGCGGACGCGGCCGAGAGAGCGCCCGGCACCTCGAAGGTGTCGGCCGTCGCGGCGAGCAACTTCTCGCCGATCACGACGGACAGGATCTTGTCGACGAACACGCCGGTGCCCGAGACGGGCGTGTCGCAGCGGATGCGACCGCTCCAGAGGAGCGCGCCGGAGAGCGCGTTGAGCAGCACGCGGGTGCGGCGCGCGAGCTTCCCGAGCGGGGTCGACACGCTCGCCGCGGTGCGCGGGTCCCCGCCGACCGGAACGGGGATGGTGCTGTCGAAGGTGACGGGCGTTTCGGTGACGTCGACGGGCATGGGTTAGATCCTCACTTCGAAGAAGGCTGGGTCATCGACCCAGGTGTCGTCGGTCGCGTGTTCTGGGACGATCTCCCCGCCGTCCCAGATGCCGCCGTCGTCGTAGTGGTCGGTCGCTCCGAAGAGGAACCGCAGCCACCCGGCGTCGCGCGCGTTGGTCACCTGGCGGAAGAAGGCGCGCAGCCCCGGGGCCTCGTCGGCGCTCAGGTCGCTGTCCCAGGTGCCGCCGTCGTCGTAGTCGCCAGCGTCGGCCCAGGTGCCATCGGCCGTGAAGCCGTGCGACGCGGAGGGGATCACCATCCACCAGCGGGCCCAGAGGTCGGGGCGCCCCTGAGGCCAGTCGCGCCCGGTGAAGAGCGCGGGGCCGGTGACGCCGTAGAGAGCGCCCGCGTTGACCAGCGCGGTCTGCGTGCCGGCCCAGACCCAAGTGTCCCATCCCCCCGCGATGCGCGCGCGGTACTGGCTGCTTGTGAACCCCGGGAGGGGCAGGATCGCCGCGTCGGCGCCGAGCATCGGGAGAGCGTCGTCCGGGCAGCGCAGCACCAGGCCCGCGTCGACCGCATCGACCGCGAGGGTGACTACGCGGTCCTTCATCGTGCCCTGCGAGCGGCCCCACGACGTGCCGTAGGGGCCCGCGAGCGCCGTCGGGTAGAGCCCGGGCTGGAAGTCTCGATAGAGGGTCATGCGTGTCCGGCCTTCGGACAGTGCTCGGAGCTCTGTCGCGGGGTGGTGGCGGGCGGGGACGGGGGGCGGTTAGCGTCGCGAGCGTGGCCCTACGCCGTGCGTCGATCCCACCAGTAGTTGAGCGCGACCGTCAGGGAGACGAAGAGCGCGAGCCCGGCGAGGCCGCGTGCCTGGTCGGCGGGAGGGGTGAGACGCTCCGCGAGCGTGGTCAACGCGCTCGCAACGACGACGGTCAGGAGCACTTTCATCCGCCGCAGCGTGGTTCGACCGACAGCCGACATCAAGGAGCCTCCCGGTGAGCGACGACAAGAAGCAGAGCGGATCCGACACAGGGACAGCAGCGCTGGTGATCGCGAGCGCAGTCGTGGGGGCGGACATCTATGACAAGACGAAGCACACGCCGCTTGCGGTCGCGGTCGGCACCCTGGGCGCTGGCGCAGCCGTGTGGGGCCGGATCTCCGGACGCGTGAAGGAGCGCTTCGATCGGTTCATGGCGTCGTGGTCGAGCCAGGCCGAATCGGAGCTTCCGCCGCCAGGCGAAGAACGCGACCGCGCCGTTGAAGAGTCGGGCGACGTGCTGATCGAGCATGTGCAGTTGCTCATGCGCGCGCTCGATCCTGCGGTCATCCCGGCGCTAGGGCGGCTCGCCGCTCCCTATATCGCGGGTGCAAAGCCTGACGCGTTCTTCCGAGGCGCTACCCGGATGATCTCGGAGTTCTCCGAAGGCCAACTCGTCGACGCGCAGCGCATCTTCCATGCGACATGGGGAGTCCCGGTCGATATATCCGGCGCGTATGTGAGCACTTCCGGGCCACCCTTTAGAGTCTATTGGAGAGAAACCAAGATCCGCTTGAAGGGCGGTTGGCTGGTCAAGGTGCCCTGGGCGATCGATGATGCCGAACCCGTGTTCCGCGCGATGCGGCTGGCCGGTTTGGCGGACAACGACCCGATGGGCTCCTCAGACTTTTCTGTGGGCCCGGGGCTTCTCTACCTGCCCCGCAACATCATTACGCGCCTAGCGAGAGCGCTCGGCCCTCCGACAGGCGACTCCCCGCCCGCTCCCCCGGACGACCCGGTCCCCACCCCTGTGGCACCGCCGTCGCGATCCGGCGCCGCCGACCCTCGGTGACGTCCCCAGCCCGGCCCGCGTATCTTCCGGCCATGCGCCCTCTCTTCCTCGCAGCCCTCCTAGCCGCCTGCGCCGCTGACCCCGTCCTGCTGCCCGACTCCGGGCCGTGCTCGAGCGCGTGTGGCGCTGGCACCGTCTGCCAGGGCGGGGCCTGCGTGGCGGTCGATGCTGGAGCGCTAGATGCGGGAGCGCGCTGCACGCCCGGCACTCAAGGCACCTGCGCCTGCCTGCCCGGACCTATGCGGGCCGTCTTCGTGTGCCCCGCGAGCGGGGTGCCGCCGGAGACGTGCCCGTGCAGCGAGGACGTCGACGGCGCGGTGCGCGACGTCCAGGTGCTCGACATCCCGGACGTGCCGCACGATCAGAGCGTCGACAACGGCCCGCCGGACACCGGGGCGGTGGATGCCGGGAGAGACGTACCTGTTGTCGATGCAGGGCGCTGCCCGAGCGGGCCTGTCGGCGAGTGCGACGGGCGGAACGTGAGCCTCGTCACCGGGGAGAGGGATATCGACGGGCGGGTGCGGTTCTGCGGCGCCTGCAACGTGACCTGCGCTGCGGGCGAGGTCTGCGCCTCGTGTCGCTGCGGGCGATGACTACGAGAAGTTGATCGTCGAGGCGTCCACCGTGGCAATAGTGAGGGCCGGGATGGCGACATCGCCGCAGTTGAGGTCCACGTCGATCAGGAGGCCCTGCACCGCAGCGAAGATGCTGTACGCGATGGCGGCCTCGTCGACGAAGATGTCCGTGCTGCCGTTCCCCATCGGGAGCCCGTTGACGTAGTTCTCGACCGCGAGCTGCACCTTCGCTTGATTCGTAAGGGTGCTCTGCCCCGCCTTGAACCTCACGGTGGACGTCGACAGGTCCACGGCGACGGTGGCCGAGTGATTGATCGTCACCGTATCAGTGAGGGGCTTCCGGCTCGCGACGAACACCCGCACCGCGTTGCGCTGGGAGTCCGTTAGTAGGCCGCTGGACCCCGCGATGGCAATGCCCACCTCCCCGGTCCCGGTCGCGACGGTGAACCCTACGCGGGTCACGCCGCAGTTGGTGCCGGTGGCCGTGTTGTCCATCGTCGCCGAGCGCAGGACGTAGCTGTAAGCATCCTGCGTCCCCGCGCCGAACGCGATCGTGGCCCATCGCCCCCGACATCTCGCAACGAGAGAGGCGTTGCTCTCGCGGGCGATGGCCATCTCGATATCAATCCAGTCCGTGCCGCTCGCGGCGCTGACGGACATACCCGCCGCGGCGGGGGCGACGATGGAGGCGCCCGCGAGCGAGCGGTTGTAGGCCGTCCCCTCGCCCTCGGCGCGCACCGGGATCGTCACGCTCCCGTTGTTGGGGACGATGACGCCGGTGCTGTTGGTGCTGCGGTAGAGGTAGCCGCCTGCGGGGGTCGTTATGACCAGTCCCGCGGGCGGGATGGTCTCGGGTCCGGCGAGCGCGCTGCATGTGAGCGTGACGGTTCCCTGCGCCCGCGTGGCCTGCACTCTGTCGAGAGCAAAGGTGCTACGGGCCCGCAGATCGAGCCACGCGCCGTCATCGTCGAGCGCCGCAGCGGTGTCGAGGAAGGCCGCGGCGGCGAGCTTCGCCACGGTGACGTGGACGTCTTCCAGCGCGCGCGCATCAGCGACCACGAGGGTGCGCAGGATCGAACCCGGCTGCATCGCGGTCGGCCCGATGGGAGGGTCGGCCGCACCGAGCACCGCCAGGGCTTCGTCGATGAGCTGGTTCTCGGTCTTCGGCGTAAGGACTTCGTCGACGCTGGTGATGCTCATCGGTCGTTGGTTCCCGTGGTGAGGAGCTGCGCGCTGGCGTCGGAGAGGGAGAGCACCAGGGCGAACGAGCGCCCCACGACGGGGAAGACGGTGCCGGTAACGGTGAGCCGATCGCCGTCGAGAACGACCGTGAGAGCGACGTCATCGACGCGCTCGTCCGCGCGGCACTCCTCCTCCGCCGCGCGGGCGATCTCGCGGAGGTCGGCGTCGTCGAGGGAGTCGTTCAGCGCGGCGCGGATGTCCATCCCGAAGGAGGCGTCATCGAGCAAACTCCCGCGCGGAGTGACGAGCCGGTGCGCGAGCGCCTGGGCCAGCGCGGCGGTCCCGCGGATCGGCGGGGCGTACACGTCGAGGTCAAAGAACCCGTCCGCCCCCACGCCGCACGCGAGGTCGAAGCCGTAGTTGGTGGTGGTCATGGGCGGCGCTTTGTGGGTGGTGAGCGCGCACCCCGGCCGCTGCTACGGCGGGCCGGATTGCCGCATTGGAGGGGAGAACCGGGGCGGTGGCAAGAGGGTCAGGCCGCGGCGCGACCGCGGTTGGCGTGTCCGCCGGGCGTGGCCGGGGTGCTGATCGCGTCTTCCGGCGACCACCCACGGTTGAGCCGGAACCTGATCGTGCTCGGCCCGATGCCTGTCGCCCGAGCCCACTCGCTCACGCGGAGCGTTCTGCCGTGCGCGGTGACGAACTTGCGCGGCCGCTCCGCGGTGGTCGCGGTGGCCGAGAGGTAGAGCGCGTGCTTGCGATCGAGGTACACCGTGGCGCCGCCGTAGAGCGCTCGGATGACCGACGTCGCGACGGTGTTGCCGCACAGCTTGCCGGTCACCGATCGGCTCTCTGCTCTGTAGTGAACCCGCGCCTTCGTGCGAGAGACGCGGCGCGCGAACGCAAGGAATCCTTCGACCATGGGGACACTGCCCTCCAGAGCGACGTGCCATTGCTTCGTCGTCTTGTGTCGCCCGATCGTCCCATCCCCATCGATGGCGCCGCGCCAGAAGTGACGCTCAAGATCGGGGCGCAGCGCGGGCGGCGTCGCAATCAGGCTCTTGGCCTGCACCACGTTGTGCCTCGCCAGCCCCGAAACGAGCTCGGTGCTGGCGATGGCGTACGACGCCGCTGGGAATCCGTTGTTCTCGACGGTGACGATAGGGTGGTCCGACGACAGCGCCGTGCGGAACTTCTCTAGGTGCCCGACGTCGCGCGCCTGGAGCAGCACGCGCATCAGCTTCCTTGTCACGTAGCCATCGGCCATCAGGAACCCGAGCCAATACGCCTTCGCTTCGGTGTCGATGACGTCGAAGTAGTGGTGGTCGCAGCCGTACCGACGGTGCGAAACGGCCAGTGACCGAACCTTCCCGCCCTGCCGCCGCACAGCAGCGGTGATGGTGACCGGCGCGAGATTGAGCGCGCGGCCCAAGGCGACGCACGACTCGCCGTTGCGGTAACGCTCCACGATGGCGCGCTCGGCTTCCGTCGAGAGGATCATCGCGGCCTCGGAGCGGCTCCGCATCGGCTCCCCGTTCCGCTTCAGGATCATCGCCGCCGATGCGGTCGGCACGCCCGCCGCCGCCGCGGCTCCCGCGGTGGACTTCCCCGAGCGGTACGCGGTCACGACGGCACCAACAACATCAGGGGGCCATGCGACGCCTCGGCCCATCACTTCACCGCGCCCTTCATGCTGACCGCGCGCTCCGCAGGCCAGCCTCGATCCAGCCGCGCCGCGATCGTCCCGCCGCGCACCCCGTAGACATCGCTCCACTCGGCCACGCACCGCGCGACGCCGAAGGCGGCCACGACCCGGTTGTTGTCCTTGTTCCGCCCCTGCGTCGTCGCCGTCGCCCACCGCACGTTGCCGGGCTCGTAGCCGCGGTCGTTGTCGATGCGGTCCAGGCTGGCGCCGTCGAAGGGGCGCGGGCCAACGTCGGCCGCGAACGCCGCGAAGCTCGCAGACCAGCGGGGACAGACCGTGATGCCGCGTCCGCCGTACCTATCGTTGGAGGCGTCGCCGCAGCGCGCCCGCATCCCGACCCACACCTCGTAGAGGGGCGACCCCGCGGCCCGGTGATCTTCTGACGCCCTCCGCTCGCTCGCCTTCCCGCACCCGCAGTCGCGCGCCTTCGTCCGCGCCGCCATCGTCACCGACCGTCCGCAGTCGCAGGCCCACACCGCGAGCTGCACCCAACCGCGGGCGGTGCGGACCCTCCCGTCGCAGAGCCGCACCATCACCAGCGCGCCGCGGCGGCGCATCACTTCTTCGCTCCGCGCCAGCGCCGCTCGATGTCCCCGCCGTCGTTCCGCGCTTCGTACGTCGCCCCACGCAGCAGCAACGTCCCGACGCGCTTGATGAGCCGAGCCCGGTCGACCACTTCCCGCGTGATGAACGCGACCGCGCTCGGCCGCTCGCTGTTCTCTAGGACGTACTCAACGCTCTTCCCGAGCAGCACCGTGAGGTGCTTCATCGTCTCCCCGAGCACCGCGGCCGTGTGCTCAGGGCGGGTGCGGTCGTCGGCTTCGGCGTAGAGCGTCGCGAGGGCCAGCGCCTCGTCGATGGAGAAGATGGCGTGGTCCTTCAGGTCGGCCAGGATCGCGTCGTATCCCTGTTCCCAGGGCAGCCGCTCCCCCGGGACCGGCGTGGCCTGGAGCTTCGCGATGCAGGCATCGCAGAGGGTGTGCTTGGACGGGCGGAAGCAGTCGATGCAGCGGTCGGCCGCGAGCACGAAAGGGCGACGCGGCTTCATCGCACGGCCTCGCCAACAAGAGCGCTGTCGAGGTTGGGCGGCGGGACGTCTAGGTCGGGCGCGCCGGGCTCAAGGTCCGGCGGCGAGGGGAAGTCGAGGTCCGGCGGCGAGGGCTGCGGATCGACGACAGGGCGATGCGTTGGCGGCGCCGGAGGGACGGGGACGTCCTTCGGCACCGCCGGGGTCTGATGAACCACGGTGGCCTCCCGAGCCCGCGTGGTTGGTGCGGGCTACAGAGAGAACACTAGCGGATTGCTAAACTTAGCGCAAGGCTAACCTTAGCGGTTAGCTCTGTTTCGGGCGCCCCGCCTTGGCGTCGCCGCGCTCCTTCGCCGCCTCGTACTCCTCGGTCAGTCCGAGCACCTTGATCGCTCGGTTGACGTCGCCCGGTCCGGCCATCTCCAGCGACTCAGCGACGCGGGTGAGGTTCCAGCCGCACTCCTTGAGCGCCCCGAGAAGCATCCCGCGCTGCGCGGCCTCGCCCGCCTGGGTGAGCTTCGACTTGCGTCGCGCCTCGGGTTCCGTCGCCTTCGCCGGGGTCTTCTTCCGTCCGCCGCTCGTCTTCGTCGTCGCCATGCCGCCGAGCATCATACGCGACCTCCTAGTCACCCGCCTACGCCGCGGCAACGGCGGAGCTTCACGCCTCGGCCCCTCGGCCCCGTCAGCGCAGCGAGAGGGGCTGCGCGCCGGAGGTCGGCTTCGCGTCGGGCGGGATCGGAGCCGGTGCGACCTCGTCCTCCGATGCCGGAGGCTCCGCCGGAGCGCCGTCGGTCAGGCCACCATCCGCCGCGCCATCCGCCGGCGGAGGTAGCGTCTCCACCCGCTTCGGGGGCGGCGCGCTCTCGCCGGGTTTGGGGACCTCAAGCTCCGCGAACGCAGTGTCGAAGGTGCCGCGCCGGAGTTCCCTCGCAAGTACCGCGTAGGTGTCGTGCTTGTCGCCTTCCTTCACCTCGCCGAGCATCAGCACGACGATCGCGTTCTTCTCCGGCGACGCGATCCACACGATGCGCGTGCGATCCCCGACGTGTCTGGCGCGGATGCCCGAAAGATCCTCGCTCTTGATGTGGGAGGGGTTGAGCCCGTGCTCGGGGAGGTACTCGACGAGCGCGTGCCGGACAGCCTTCCAGAGCTTGCCAACAGGCTTCTCCGGCTTCGCCTCGCCCTTGGCCTTGAGGCTGGCGATCTGCTCGGCCGCGACCGGTGAGTAGGTGATCTTGATCAGCACCGGACCCTCGGGTTCTAGAGGTCCAGCGCGACGCTCGGGCCGTCCCCGACATCCTCCGGGAACGGGATAGCCAAGTCCTCGTCGGCCCCCAGAAGCGGCTCCTCGCCGAGCATGTGACCCAGAAACACCAGGTCGTTCGTCAGGCTGTCCACGTTACGATCGAGAGCCGCCTTCAGGCGCTTCGCCAGTGGAGGGAAGTGTTTCCGCAGGGAGCGCAAAAACGGATCCCAGGAGCCATCGCGGATCTGATGGAGCAGGCGCACCCCTTCCCTATACACACTCACCAATTCCGTCCGGTCGACAGCCCCCGAGTCGAGCGCGAAGAAGTTTGACAGCGGATTACCCCGCTCTCCCAGACAACCCTCAAGCGCCTTCGTCTTGTGGAGCGCATGATCGCGCAGCGCGCGAAGGTTCGGGTGAGCAGAGACGGCCGCCGGGGCCCCGATCGCCCCGAAGATGAGCGCGGCCTTCGCCGGGTTCATGTGCTTGACGGTGTTCATCTGCATCATGACGGGCACCGGAGGGAGCGCATGGAGGGGCAAGGTAGCCTTGGGATGCACAGGGGCGCAACCCTGTGGCAACCGGGTTCAGTACCTGCGGCGGCCTGCGCGGGCGGGACAAGGCTGCGGAGGGGCCTCCAGCGGGGGATGGGAGGCGACGAAAGACTCACGTCCACGCCAGGCCGAAGTAGGGGTCCAAGTCGGAGGCGCTCGGGGTGCCGATGTCGATGCCCAGGGAGGTCACGGGAGCCTCAGGAGGTCGGTGCCCTCGGTGATGGTGCCGTCGAGCGAGATGGGTGCGGCGTTCGGGATCGTGGGTGGCGCGCCGGGCGTTCCCGGGAACAACGGGTTGGCGACCTCCACCGTGCCCGTGGGGATGGTCACCCGCACCGAGTGCCCGTTGCGCGCGGCGCCATGCGTGCCGCCGTAGAGCGTCCACCGGCCCGCCGCTGTCGAGGGCTCCCAGAGCACCACCACGGGGCGGCGCGGGTCCGCGTTCTCATACGTGAAGCTGACGAGCGAGCCCTCGGGGATCTCCACGGTGAGCCCGGGGAGCGTGCGGTAGGGCACGTCCGCGCAGCTCGGCCGCCGAGGGTCTTCCGGGCGGAGGTCCAGGCGCCCGGAGGCGCGCTGCTGCACCACCGTCGCGCTGTAGCAGCCGGTGAAGTCGAGGCGCCGGGTGATGCGCCGCACGACGGCCTCGAAGGCTGCCATCAGTCGTCCCCCGGCCACGTCCTCGCGCTCCTCCAGCACCGACGTCCGCAGCGCCACGCCGTCGAGCCGGTGCGTGACGGCGCCGATGCGCACCGCGGTCCCGTCGAGGGTGACGGTCTGCCCGGGCGCGAGGTCGAGCGCCGCATCACCCGCGAGCTCGGTCGAGCCGGTGACGGGCTCGCGGCCCATCACGTCGACGTCGCGCACCGTGACCGTGGCCCACGTCTCCCCGCCCACCCACACCGTGCCGTCGGCGAGCACCCGCCAGGGCATCCCGGCGTAGCGCGCGACCTCGGCGACGGCGATGTCCCCGGTGGCCCGGGTGCGGTGCCATCGGGAGACCGCCACCGCGAGGGAGTCGGCGCTCGGGGCGATGGTCTCGCCCGCCGCGCGCAGGGCCTCCTCGAGCACCGCGCGCAGGGTGGTCCCGGCGAGCGCCACGGGGGGCAGCTCGCGCTGCAGTCCGCCCGCGCCGCCCACGATCCGCCCCGACCAGCGGCCGTACGCGACCGCGCCCCGCACGACGGTCCCGCGCCAGACGCGGCCCTCCAGGTCGAGGGTGACCGCGCCGGTGACGTCGGTGTCGCTGTCCACCTCCACGTCCGCCGTCCACGCGCCGAAGCGCGGAATGACCAGCGAGAGGGCCAGCAGGGGGTGTGCGTTGAGGGTGGTCATCGGGGAGCAGCGGCGCCGCTGGCCGAGGGCCGAGCGACGCGCGCGGGGGCGGCGATGGGGGCGATCGTCTCGCCGTGGTTCTGAATGGGCCGGGCGGCCGCAGGCGTCTCGGCGGGCGTCGTGGTCGTGCGCACGGCGCGCGCCACCGGTTCCTTGTGCGACTTGAACTTGATGGTCAGCAGCACCATCCCGCTGTCCGCGTCGTACTCGGGCAGCGAGACCGACTCGACGGTGGCCATCGTGATGCGCGCGAACGCCAGCGAGGGGTACGCCACCGGGAAGGCGTTGGAGCCCTGACGCGTCGGCGCCTCGTCGGAGAGGCGCGCGTAGATCGCGTCCATCTCCTGCACGTGCAGGTCTTCCTCGGCCTCGTCGTCTTCGGGGAAGGCACCGAGGGTGACCGTGAAGTCCACCTTGTCGTGCCCCGCGGCCACGCTGCGCCCGCCGTTGCGGCCGCGTGGGCTGCGATGGTCGCTCTTCGGCTTCAGGGCATCGCCGCTGACGGTGACCTTCCCTGTGAACGCCACGCCTGCGATGGTGATCTCATCCCACTTCGTGGGGTCGGCCCACGGCGCCGCCAGCGCGACGCGGGAGGGCGTCGGTGGAGGCGCCGCGGGTCGGCGAGCGCGGTGGGGCGTGGTGCCCGGAGCGGCGGCCGCCGGCGTCGCGGGGAGCCCCTGGAAGAACCCGGGGGCCCGCGTGTCGTCGCCTGCGGCGAGTGGGGTGGTCATGCGCCACCCGCGAGCTGCATCCGACCGAAGGTGCCGACGAGGTACTCCTCGATGCGCTCGCCAATCGTCATGCCGGTCTCCTCAGCGCTCGCACCGCCCTGCACCTGAACGACGATGCTGATCGAGGGAGCGCCCATCGAGCCCATCCCCGCCCCGCCGAAGCCCGGTAGGCCCGGTGGCGCGACGACGTTGGACATCGCCGACTGGACGCCACCAGCGCCCGAGTCGAGCCCCTGCGTGACGCCCATCGCCATGAACTCGCCAATCTCCGCCATGACGCGGGAGGGCGACTTGATCTGGAGGTCGGTGCGCGCCTGCGTGGGCAGGCTGTCCATCACGGAGCTGACCTCCGACTGCATGAACGCCTGCTGCGAGCGGAAGCCCGCCGCGACGCCTTGGCCCATGTTCTGGCCGATGCCGAAGAAGTCAGCCGCCGCCCTCGCCGCGGTGCCCCGCGGGAGAATGGCGTCGATTGCCGCGTCGTGCGCCCGACCGCGCAGGAAGTCGATCGGGTGGAGCATCAGTTGGATGACGTCCCGCACCCCGGCCTCGATCTGCGGGAGCAACTGCCCCGCCGCGATGAGCCGTGCGACCCATCGCGTCGTGAGCATCGACACCCGGAGCATGAAGACGGCGATGGAGGCTAGCCCGCGCCCGAACTCCCGCGCCTCGGGCCCGAGCTCTCGCATCGTACCCGCGAGGTCGCTGAACCCTCCCAGGCTTCGCAGGAAGGGCATGAACCCTTCGAGGAACCCTCCGCTGAACCCCTGCCAGATGGCGCGGAGCGGCGGGAGGAGGGCCTTCACGGTTTCCATCACCGAGGACAGCGCGCCGTCGAAGCCGCCGTCACCGAAGATGGTGCCGACAAACATTGCGGCGTCGTTCACCAGTCCGGCGAAGATGGCCTGGAGGGCCTTCCCGTTGTTGGTGGTGCCCGCGAGCATGCTGGTGATGTCGGTCAGCATCGACTTCAGCATCACGATGCCGGGGAGGTTCTCGATATCCTGAATGGACGAGATGAAGGTCTGGAAGCCCTCGCCCAAGTTGGACAGCACCGCGGCCATCGACCCCGACTTCGACCGCGCGAAATCGCCGCTGTTGCGGTTGCCGAGCTGGCTGTTCTGCTCGGCCAGAATCGCGTCGTGCATCTGACGGCCGGTGATCTGGCCGTTGCCCTGCGCGGTGCGAATACGCCGTTGATACGCCGCCTCGGTGTCGTTGCCTTGAACGATATGCGCCGCGACGGCCGCGCGGCGCATGGCTGCGACCTCGCTCACCCCGGCGGCCATCGCCGCCGGGCGGTAGTCGGCCGAGCGCGCAACGGAGCTGTTCCGCAGTTGCCCCATCTGGAGCATGAAGCGCGAGGCGGTCCCTGCGTCGTTAGGATGCAGCGCGCCCGCGTCCGCCGCGGCAGCGGTCATCGTCCGCGCCTCGGCGCCCTGGTAGCCCGCCGTCGTGGCCTGCGTGCGCAGCTCGGTCACCTGCTGCGTGGAGAGAGGCGTTTCGCGACCGAACTGCTGCGCCCAGCGGAACTCATCCTGCGCGGCCGAGCCGCGCGCAGCCTGGCGCTCCTGAGCGCTCATCCGCTCTTCGCCCGGCACCCGCATCAGGGTGGTGAGCGTCATCAGGGTGGACTCCCTGAAGCTGATCATCTGGAGGATGGCGCCACCGATGGAGAGGGCGAGCTGCCCGAACTCCATCACCAGCCCACCGATCTGCCCGATGATCTCGAAGGTCGTGCGGGTGATCGACAGCATGGCGCTGCCGAGTGCGTAGACCGCGGCCATGAGGGCCGTCGCTCCCGCTGCGGCGTAACCCATCGCGGAGATGCCGCCGCGGCCAATCAGGCCTTCCAGCGCCGACATGATCGGCGACGCGTCGCGTTGCGCGTTCTGCCGCACAAGGGCGCGGTCGAGCCGCACGCCTTCCTGACGATGCCTCGCTGCAGCCCGCTCGTTCTGCCGTCGCCCCCACGCCTGCGCGCTCTGCTGCGATCGGTAGATGCCGCGGTAGTAGCGCTCGCTGTCCCGGGCATCGCGCGCCACTCCGCGCGACCGATCGCGCGCAGCAGCCCGCTCCCCTCGCTGCACCTGGCCGAAGTGCCGATCAGCCAGACGCCGGTTGGCGTCGTCGAGGCGCGACTGCCGCGCGACCCGCTGCTCACGCTCCCGGCCCGCGCGCTGCTCTCCGCGCTGGAACGCGGCGAAGTGCCCGTCCGCCATGCGGCGGTTGGCGTCGTCAACGCGCGCCTTGCGCTGCTCTCCGCGCTGCACCTGCGCGAAGTGCCCGTCGGCCATGCGCCGATCGGCCGCCTCGCGTCGAGCCCGGTTGGCCTCGCGCTGCTCGCGCTCGCGGGCCTGACGGCGCTCGCCCCGCTGGAACGTCGCGTAGTGCCCGTCCGCCTCGCGGCGCGCCCTCGCCTCGCGCTGCTCACGCTGGGCTGAGACGCGCGCGACGGCCCCGTGCGCATCGAGCTGCTGCTTCGTCTCGCGGCGGCGCTGGCGGTCCGCCGCCCGATCGTCGCGCACCCGCTGCGCCTGGGTCGACCGCTGCTCGCGGAGCGCGCGGGTCTGCTCCCGGATGAGCCCGGCCTGCGCGCGCAGTCGGCGGGAGGTGTCCCCACCGCCCATGCCGCGCAGGGCCTTGTCGGTGAGGCCCGCCAGGCTCTGCAGCTCGCGCATGGCCGCGTTGAGCGCCACCACCTCGCGCTTGATGCGCTTGGCGTTGGCCGCGGCCTTGTCCTCGAGCTTGAGTGACCAGCAAGTTTCCATGGAGGTTCTACGGACGGATGCGGGAGCGGGACGGGGGACCGGAGGGCTTCCCCTTCCCCATGCCCGCGACGCCCTTCACCAGGGCGTTGAGGAGGCAGTGGTGTTCGGCGAGCAGGATCGCGCCCGCGCGGGCCTCATCCGAAGCGGCGTCCAGGTCGTGATGGAAGAGCGCGAGGTACGCGTCCGCCATCACGTGGAGGTCCTTCGGCGCGAGGTCCCGGGCGAGCGCTAGCGCTTTCCCTCGCGGACCTCCAGACCTCCGCGCGCCTTCTCGAGGAGCGTCTGGCCGAGCTCCTCCGCGAGGGCCGGGTGGCTCTCGCGGAGCTCGTCGAAGACCTCCGGCGAGGGCCAGACGCACAGGCCGCGAGCGAACAGCGTCGCCTCCTGCCCCGCGCCCGAGCCGCCGAGCATCGACTGCCGCTGGAGGCCCTTGTAGCGGAGGTAGTCCCCCTTCGTGCTCGCCTTGAACACGAAGTCGTCGCCGGCCGTCCCCTCCGCCGCCTCCTCGTCCACGATCGTGAGGACGCGGGCGCCGGGGTGCTGGGTGCGGATCTTGGTGAGCTCGTCGTCGCTGATGGTGCGGGCCATGGCTATCTCCTGCGGCTGCTGTCGATGATGTAGAGGCCGTTGCGCTTCAGGCGCATGAACGTGAACGGCACCTCGCGCTTGAACGCCTCGGTGCCCTCCTCCCCGCCGCCCTCGCCGTCGCCCCCGAGCATGCAGCGCTCCAGGATGTCGGTGTACACGGGGGTGCCGATGTCGCCGTACTGCGCGACGATCTCGAAGGGCTTGCGACCGTAGCCGTTGCCCAGGGCGGCGATGAACTCGCGCATCGCGAGCTCGAGGAAGGTGATGGACGAGTCCTCGTTCTCGACCTTCCCGGAGGTGCGGCCGATCGGGTACGGGCTCGCGCCGTACACCATCTCGCGCGTCACCTTCTGGGCGTACTTGCAGCCGGTGATGCCGGTGATCTCCTGGCCTGCCGCCTTCAGCGTGAAGCTCTGCCAGGAGAGCTCGAATCCTTCTTCAGTGGCGCTCATGGTCGATTACTCCCTGGTGAACCCGAGATCGAGGGCGATGGTCTTGGCGTAGTTGCGCGGCCGGAACCGCAGCTTGAAGCGGAGCTGCTCGGTGGTGAGCACGTCGTCGGTGCGGTTCACGCGCGCGCTCGCCGTCGAGACGAACTTCCGGTCGATGAGCTCGCGCTGAAGGGCGGAGTCCACGGACTGGTCGAAGGCGTCCGCGGCGCTCGACGAGAGCACCCCGCCGTCGCCCGTGTCGTTGTCCTCGTTGATGAAGTCCGTGGCCGCCGCGAGGGCGACGCGGGCCGCGTAGCAGATCGTCCGCACCCGCATCACGCTGGTGAAGTCGGTCCCCGTGGCAGCGGCGCTCCGGTCGGTGGCGAAGTAGCCGCTGCGGCCGCGGATGGCCTGGGCACCGAGGAAGCGCTGCGCATCGAGCGACGAGAGCGCACTGTCGGCGAAGTCGTGGTGGAGGGTCACGATCCCAGCGAGGGCGCCGGTGCGGACGCGGCCCGGGTGCTGCGACACCGGGATGGTCGCGAAGCGCGGCGAGAGCAGGTAGGCCAGCGAGCGGCGCCATGTGGCCGGCATCACCCGGGAGGCCTGCGTGGCGTATGCGGCGCACACCGCGACGAGATCGGCCGAGATTCCGGCGAAGCCCGGGGTGGTGCCTTCGAGCACGCCCACCCAGGTGGCGATGGACTCACCCGAGGACTGGTCGCGCGCCTCGGCGAGGATCCACCGGAAGATGCTCGCTGCGCGCAGGTTGGTGCTGGCCGTCGAGACCGTGGCGAACGTGGTGGCGTCGATCGGCCCCACCACGTGCACGAACTCATGGTCGAGCGTATCGGCGACGGCCTGACAGGCGGCGAGCGCGGCCGCGAGGCCTGCGGCGTCGAAGGTCGGCGCCGTGGTCGTGAAGCTGTAGATGTTGCCCGTGTAGAGCAGCAGCGTGTTGATGGCGTCGGAGAACGTCAGCGTGATGCCGGTGTTGGCGATCACGAGGACGCCACTGACAGGCACCGGCGTCTCGGGGCCGTAGGTGGTCCCGCCGTCGAGGCTGATCTGCACGCTGGCGGTCAGCGCCTCCAGCGTGGCGCCGTCGCGGATGACCTTGACCTTGACGTCGTAGGCATCGAGCGGGACGCCCGTGACGGTGCACGTCATCGGCGAGGCGCCAGCGGGGCTCGCGGGGGCCGTACCCGAGGCGCCGCCCGAGAGGCCCGCGAGGGCGCCCGCGGACGCGGTGGCGGTGCGGCAGACCGCGACGGGACCGCCCGCGAGGTCGAGCGTGGTGGCCGCGGCTTCGACCACCGGGCCGTAGCCGAACGCCGCGATGAGCGCGTCGATGTTGGCGCAGAGGACGGGCGTGGCGGCGGTGCCCGCGGACGAGCACCCGACGAAGCACGGCGGGAGGTCGAGCTGCTGGGCGTTCCCCAGGCTCTGGTTGGAGAGGGTGGCGCTGGCGCCTGAGATGCTCATGGTTGCGGTCTCCGCGGGGGGTCAGGTGATTTCGCCCGCGTCGACGTCGCCGTCGCCGGGGGTGCCGTGGGGCGTCTCGATGACCGCCGCCGTCGGGCGCACGGTCGGGACGGTGAGGTTGGGGACGTCGATCGCGACGGCGATCGAGAGGACGTAGGCGTCGCCGAGCGCGTTCTGGCCGGGGCTCTCCACCCAGGCGCCACCCTGGAGGTCGAGGAAGGGCATCGGGCCGCCGGTCTTCACCAGCGCGCGGGAGAGGCGCGCGACGAGGGCCTCCGTCGCGCCCATGTCGGTCACGATCGGGACCATGCCGGGCGCGCTTGCGGCGCCCCAGACGTCGATCGTGGCGCCCGCCATGCGGGTGATGAGCGATCGGCCGTTGTGGCTCCGCGCGACCTTCTGAGCGCCCGTGAAGCGGTCCCGGCTGGGGCACCAGACGATGCGCGGCGGCGAGGCGTTCCAGTCGCGAGCGCGGGTGGACACCACGAGCTGCACGAACTCCCCCCCGTCGGCATTGAGCCGGTCCATCACCACGCGGGCGAAGTGCTCGAGGCCCGTAAAGGGGGTGCGGCTCATCGGGGCAGGTGTCCTCTCGCCGCGTCATCAGCGGCCTCGCCCAGGACGATCGTCCAGCCCGTCGAGAGTCCGGCCTCGTCGGGATAGAAGGGGCGCCGGGGGATGACCTTCCGGGGGGCCTCGGACTGGTGGTAGCTGCCGTAGTTGGCGAACCAGTCGACGCCGGCGAAAACGAAGCCGCCGGCGTCGACCATGTAGAGCGTCGCCGCGGCGACCAGCTTGCGGGTCTTCATCAGCGTGGGCCCGCCCGGCCGGGGGCGCTTCAGGGGCCGCCAGGGCGTGCCGTCGGGAGCGCGGCTCTCGACGAACCCCCGGCGGATGAGCCCCTGCGCCCCGACGGCGAGACCGACCGCCACGTCGTGCGCCACGGTGCCATCGGACCAGTCGTCGAGGGCAGCGAGCAGCACGTCGAGCGACGTGCCCGACTGGCGAAGGCTCACCGCCGCGTCCCGGTGCTCACGCGCGGTCCGCGCACGGCCGGAGCGCTCTCGGTCGCGCGCGGCTGCGTCTCGCCATGGAGCACGGCGTCGAAGCGCTTGCGCGCCCCGGCCGCCCGCTTCTCGAAGAGCTCGTCGCTCCCGTCGCTGGGGCGGTACCCGGTCACCGCCATCACATCCGAGGCGATGATGGCGCAGGTGTCCCGCACGACGTCGGTGGGCACCTCGGTGAGCGGGAACGTGAACGCCCGCGAGAGGTACCGCACCGCCTCCTCGTTGCCGGCGCGGCGGCACGTGGCCACGCTGGAGACGCTCGTCCAGGCGTAGGTGGCGCCGGTGACGAGCGTCCCGACGAAGCGGACGCCGACGCCGGTGCCTACGCCCGAGGGCGTCACCAGCGCAGCCGCGGCGCTGGCGGGGGTCGTGGCCGTCGCGGTCCAGGTGGAGCCGCCGTCGAGGCTCCACCGCCAGGTGGCCACGCCGGGGGCGCCGCCCGCGACGACCTGGAGCAGCACCGGCAGCTGGTCGAGCTCGAGCGCGGCCACGTCGAGACACCCCGCGGGCACGACGACGCCCGCGCCCGCCCCGGTGGGGGTGATGGGCGCGTGCGTCGTGCGGGCCTGCTTGAGCGCCTCGGGGGGCAGCCCCAGCCGGAGGAAGTCCCCCAGCGTGGCGATCTCCTGGTAGGCGATCACGACGGGCTCAGGTCAGGGTCCGACGGCCTTGATGCTCAGCTGGGGGAAGCTGTAGCCGAAGGCTGCGCGCCCCTCGGCGCCGAACACCAGCTCCTTGTTCTTCTTGCAGTGCTCGGAGTCGAGACCGAAGAGGATCCCGAGGCGGATCGCCTCGCGAAGCTGGAAGATGAAGGGCTTGATCGGCTGGTTGGTGACGCTGACGTACCAGCTCTTGTTGTCGCTGGCCGTGCCCGAGAGCTCGGGCAGCACCTTCACCCGCACGACGCCCTGGTTGATGTTGGTGACGCCGGCGTTGGCGCTCGCCGACTGCACGATGCCCGCCTCGGCGATGCGCAGGGCGGTGCCGCGCAGCGCCATCGGGACGGTGAGGTCCGTGGCCATGAGGCCGAGCGGCTCGCCGTCTTCGAGGGTGAACTGCGAGATGGCGGTGAGCACCGCCTCGAAGTTCGCCTCGGTGAGCGCGGTGTTCACGAGGTAGTTGGAGAACGTACCCGCCGCGGGGCGGTTCGGGTCGACGGGGTGGTCCGTCGCGTAGAAGGTCTTGCCGTCGAAGCAGATGGCTTCAGCCACCGTGGCGTCGTGGCCCTTCTTCATCAGGCGCGCGATCTGGCGGTCGCCGAACTTCGCGGCGTGCATGCCGAGCTGCTCGAAGATGGGCGCGAACATGCCGAGCTTGTCGTCGGCGATCTTGTTGCGCGGCACCTTGGCGTCGCGGTTGAAGTCCTTGTTCTTCAGCCGGTAGGCGCTCGCGGCGAGACCGCTCGTATTGCGCTCGGTGGTCCACTCTGCGAGGCCCGGGATGAGCTGGAGCCAGGAGTGCACCTCCTCCTCGGTGTCCGAGGTGAGCAGCGTCGCGAAGAGCTTCCACCAGGGATCGCCCATCTTGATGCCGGCGCGAAAGCGCGTGTCGAAGTTCTGGAACGCCGCATCGACGTCCTCGTTCATGAGGTCCTGGGCCATGTCGGTCTCCGTTCAGTCGGGGTCGTGGGAGGGGGTGGGAGGCACGGGTGCGCCGGGCAGGGTGCTGTGAGCCCGCCCGGCGCCAGGGATCAGGAGGCGGTCTGCGGCACCGAGCCGCTGAAGCGCAGCAGGGCCTTGGCCGCGACGCCGTTGCCCGAGATGGCGCCGAGCAGGATGGCCGCGGCGTGCGAGCCGAGGAGCGCGTCGTTGGCCGCGCCCGCGTCCGAGGTGTCGGTGCGGCCGGTGACCGCGGCCTTGGCGCGGCCGGCGTTGGTGGTGGCGACGCGCGCGCCGACGGCGAGGGCCGCGGAGCCCACGAGCTGCGTGACGCCCTCGTAGCGCACGATCGCCGGGGCGGCCGCGGCGGGCGCGTTCTGGAGCACCCCGAGGGGCTCCTCGCCCTCGGCCGAGCAGAGGACGACGTCCCCGGAGCCGTCGAGCTTCACGAAGTGAAACTGCGCGGCGGAGAGGTCGGCGCCGGCGGCGAGCACCACGTCCCGGTCGCTCGAGCTGCCCGCGGGGGCGTTCGCCGCGTGGGAGCCCACCTCCACCATGATCCGACCCGCGTCGGTGATGGAGTGGATGCGACCGACGCAGGGCCGGGTGTTGCCGCCGTTGTGGCGGGAGAGCGTCTGGTTGTCGATCGCGTAGGCCTGGTGGCCCACGTCGGCGATCGTGATGGCGTTGGTGCCCGTGCCGTTGGTGAAGTCGGCGATGGTGCGCTCGACGTCGACCGAGAGAGCCCCGGCGGTGCCGGCGGAGTTGTCGACGCGCTTGCAGGCGATGCCGTGCACCACGAGGTCGCCGTTGCCCGCGCCCTCGACGGCGTTGGCGGCGTAGCCCGTGGCGTCGCCCATCACCAGGGCGCCCGAGTAGAGGAGGGTCGCCGCGGCGACGGGGATGCGGAAGCGGCGGGCGATCGGGTCGTGCCCGAGCCCGTCGACCTTGCGGTCGGTGGTCTGTGCGGTCATGGCGTGGAAGCTCCTGGTGGGTGTTCAGGGAGGCAGTGGAGGCGGGAAGGCAGGGAGGCGGCGGGAGGGGGCGCTACACGTCCCCGGAGGGGTCAGCGCCCGGCCAGGCGCTCCTTCTTCGCGGCGAGCACCGCGTCGAGGTCGTTGCCCATCTGGCGGGCGATGCGGATCTCCTTCTCGGTGAGCACCACCTCGCCGACCTGGGCGCCGGGCGTCCCCGGGATCTCGATCTTCGAGCGCCCGGGCTGCGGGGCGGCGAGGTTCGCCAGCGGCGCGCGCTCGGCGATCATCGTGCGGAGCTGCTCGGTCGACTGCGACCCGATCCACCCCTCGCCCGCGCGGATCTGCGCGGCCTCGGCCGGCGTCACCTTCATCGTGCGCTCCCCCTCGGCCACGACGGCCTCGCGGTCGGCCTTCGCCTTCGCCTCCCGCTGGGTCTTCTCCTGCGCCTCGGTGGCGGTGGCGGCGGCGGCGCGCGCCGTCGCGAGCTCGGCCGAGACGGCCGGCAGGCGCTCGTGGGAGTCCTTCCAGGCGGAGAGGCGCCCGAGGGCCTCCTCGGGGTTGGCGGTGTTCAGCATCCCCAGAACCTTCTTCGCGAACTCGTCCATGGTCTTCCTCGTGGCGTTGGCCGCGCGCGCGGCGGTGGTCTTCATGCCCAGCGTCGACGCGCGGGCGAGGCATTCAGTGAAGGTGCAGACGTCGTCGGCCAGGTGCGCCGCGACGGCGTCGGGGCCCCAGAGCACCCCGGCCCCGAGGGCCAGCACCTTGTCGGCGCCGAGCCCGCGACCGGCGGAGACGAGCTCGGCGAAGGTGCGCGCCATGCGGTCGATGACGGCCTGCTCGCGGGCGACGACGTCGTCAGTGATGGGGAGGTCCGGGTGGCCCTCCGCCTTGAACGGGCCCGAGCGGATCACGACGACCTTGAGGCCGAGCTCCTCGTTCATCTTCGTGCGGTCGCGCATCACCGACATGGCGCCCACGCTCCCCACCTGGCCGAGGGGCGGGAGGAAGATGGAGGAGGCCGCGCAGGCGAGCGCGTATCCGCCCGAGAGCGCCATCTCGTCGGCGTAGGCGACCAGCGGCTTGCCCGCTCGCGCCGCCGCCTCGCGCATCGTGCGCACCGCCTCGAAGCACCCCGCCTGCTCGCCCCCGGGGCTGTTGATCTTCAGCACCACCGCAGTGGTGCGCACGTCGGAGAGCGCGGCGCACACCTGGTCGGCGATGGCGTCGTAGCCCGGGTAGTAGTAGCCGCCGCGCTGCATGAGCGGGCCCTCGACGCTGACCACGGCCACGTCGCCCACCATGCCGTAGGGCAGCGGGCACCCGTCGGCGCTGCGGGCGAGCGGTACGCGCGCGACCCAGCGGTCGAGCGACTCGAGGGAGTGGAGCAGCGCCGGGCCGCCGGTCTCGAAGGCGCGCAGTTCGGCGGGCGCAGTGGTGGGGATCGCGGGGTTGTTCATGCGGCCATCCGGTAGCGCTGGCGGTGGAGGAAGCGGCGGGCGCTCGCGTGGGCGGCGCGCACCTCGGGGAGCTCGTCGTCGGCCTCGTCGCTGGCGCCCTCGTCGGGCGTCGGGGGCGCCGCGGCGACCACGCGGAGGCGCACGCCGTACTCCTCGGCCACCGCGTCGACGTCGACCTCGCGGGTGCGGTCGGTGAACTTCCCGAGCGCGTCCTGCCAGGCGCTGACCATGCCAGCGGCGGCAGTCTGCGTCTCGGCGCGTCGGGCGAGGTCCTCGGGCGGCGTCGGGTCGTAGACGGCCCACGGGGCAAGGTCCGCGTCGCCGTAGTTCCACAGAGCCCAGAGGCGCAGCACCTGGTCGTAGAACGCCGTCGCGAGCAGGTAGGCGTCCGCCTCGCGGAGGTCCTGCTTCACCCCGATGCCGGTCTGCGCCGAGGCCTTCGCGCCCACCGAGGCGTTCTCGGTGGAGAGGTTGGAGCCCTCGATCGCGATGGAGACGTCGCCGTCCTGGCGCTCGATCAGGGTCTTGAACCCCTCGTGCGCGGGGTCCTTCGGCTCGATGAGGTTGACCTTGTAGCTGGCCTTCCCGTCGTCGCCCTGGGGGCTGACGATGGTGGTGTCCGTCGCGAGGTCGCGCATCTGGTCGAACCAGACCTGCGTGTCGTCGCTCTCCGCCTTCGAGTCGGGGACCTGCAGCTCGACGATCGGGAGGCCGTGCTTCTCCGACCAGCGGTTCCAGTCGCGCAGCGCCGCGGCGCGGGCCTCGCCGACGAGGCCGAGGCAGCGCAGCACGCCTCGCATCCATGGCCGCGAGCGGGCGGCGCTGAAGAGCACCCAGCGGCCATCGCCAGGCACCACCTCCACCTCGCCCTGCGCGGTGAGGGCGATGAAGCACTGGCGCTCCCAGTCGTAGCGGAGGTTGGTCGGGTGCCAGACCGTGAGGCGCGGGATCCATCGCCCGCGGCCGAGGACGACGTTCACCACGCAGAGGCAGAACCCCATGGTGACCAGCCCGCGCAGGACCTCGCTGGTGGTCTCCTCTCCGGCGATGGTGGGCCAGTCGGCCTCCAGCGCCTTCGCGGCGGCGCCGACGCGCTGCTTGTGCCCCAGGCCGGGCAGGATGGTGAACGGCGAGCCCACCACCCCGAGGCAGCGGTTGTTGAGCGCACCGTGGATGCGCGGGTTTCGGTCGAGCGCGTCGGCGAGCAGCGCACTCGCCTGGAACTCGCCCGCCTCGTGGGCGCTGATGATGCGCTTGACCGTCTCGAAGGTGCGGTCCCAGGCGGCGGTGCCCGGGCGCAGCTGGTCGGTCTTCTTCTTCGCCTCGCCGAGGCGATGCACCACGATCGTCGGCGCGTCGGCGGCCGGGAGCCTCGGCCGCGCCAGACGCGACGCGGCCTTCGCGAACCGGGCGGCGACGCCGCGGAGGTAGGAGTAGGCGCGGGCGATGGGGTTCATGTGCGGGGAGCGAGGAGGCCGCGGGCGCTCGCGACGAGCTTGCGCACCGCCTCCTGGGAGATGGCGGGCGTGGTGCCCTGGAGCATCAGCTCGGTGAGCCCGAGCGAGAGCGCGTCGATGGAGCCCGGGGAGACCCGCGACGTCGCGTAGTCGTGGTGGGTCATCGTGTGCTCGAGGGCCGCAAAGCCGGGGCCCACGTGAGAGACGAGGCTCGCGCGGCCGGTGAGAGGCTCGCCGTACAGCTCGCGCACCGTCTCGGCGCGGCCCCGCTTGTCGCCGCGGGCGCCCACCTTCACCAGGCGCACGAGGATGCGCTCGGGCTCGTGCTGGCGGCCCGTGGCGCGGCTCTTGTCGAGGGCCTCCTGGAGAAGCCATCCGATGATGGCCTCCTCGATGAGCGCGCCGCCGCCGTCCGACTCCGCGCAGATGCTGTGGGCCTTGTGCTTGCGGTAGCTCGCCACCGCACGCCCGACCCAGCCCTTCACGCCCGCGTGTGCGCTCGCGTCGTCGAGCACGTAGCCGCGGCCGTCGGCGCCGCGGGCGATGGTCACGACGCCCGCGTCGTCGGCCTTCGCCGCGCGGGCCTCGTCGCTCTGGTTGGGGTCGACGTAGACCTCGCAGCGGGAGAGCGAGGGCGCCACCGGCACGCGCCAGGGGACGATGTGGTCCCAGGTCCAGAGCGCGCCGTCGACGCTCCGCCGGGGCTTGCCCTGGAGCATCGCCTCGGCCTCGGCCTCGGGGGTGTTGCAGAGGTGCTCCTTCGCGCCCTCCAGGGTCCAGCCGAAGGAGCGGCCGTCGGGTAGCTCGCGCCGGGGGTTGAGGACGTGGGTCGCGGTCGCGTAGGGGCGCGGGGACGGGACGAGCTTCCCGCGCCCGTCGAGCTCGCCGAGCATCGGGAGGTTGATGACCTCCCAGCCGGCGCCAAACGCGCCCGCCTCGATCTCCCCGATGAGGTCCGGGTCGCACCAGCGGGTGTGGATGGCCAGCAGGCTCATGCCCTCCTGCCCGCGCTGGAGGATCACCGAGCTCATGTGCGAGCGGACCGACCGCCGCGTCGCCTCGGAGAGCGCCGCCTCGCGGTTCTTGTAAGGGTCATCAATGACCCCGAGCGCCGCGGGCTGGCCCGAGCCGGGACCATCGACGGAGGTGAACAGGCACCCTCCGCCGGCGGAAGTCCGCCACATGCTGAGGTTCTGCCGGTCGGCGGCGAGGTCGACGCCGGCGGCGCGGGCGATGGCGCGGCACCGGTGCGATTTGTCGTTGGTCTGCTCCTTCTGGTAGGTCGAGTAGATGACCGGCCAGGTCGGGTGCTGGCCGAGGATCTGCGCGATGCCGTGGAGTACCAGCTCGGTCTTGCCGTGCTGGGTCGGGACCGAGATGCAGGCGCGCACCCGCTCGCCGCGGCGGATGCGGTCGAAGAGGTCCGCGACCTGCGCGAGATGCTCCGGCGAGAGGAAGCCTGGAGAGACTCGCGGGACGTACTCCAGCAGCGTCTCCGAGGCCTTCTCCTCCGCCTCGAGCCGGCGGAGCCTCTCCTCCTTCAGCGCGCGGAGCTCAGCCGCCGCGATCGCGTCGGCGCTGCTCGGCCGCGGCGAGGCGAGCGTCGAGTTCCTCATTGGTCAGCGCCCCGATGGGCTTCCCGTCGCTGGTGACGTCGTGGCGCTCGGCGGGCAGCGTGCCGTCGGCGCGCATCTCGGCGACCCGAGCCTCCGCGCGGAGCTTCCGCAGATGTACCCGCCGGAGCGGAGCCTCCGCGCGGAACTTCAACAACGACTCGGCCGCCCGCCAGTCGCCCGGGACGCCCTTCGTCTCCGGCTGGCCGCCCTTCGCGGCCTGGGGCTTCACGCCCTCCGCCGCGCGGCGGATGTACCCGACCAGCGCGACGTCGCTCTCTGCCACGGCTTGGTCGACGGCCTTCGCGAGCTCGGCGAAGCGCTCGTCGGCGGCCTTCTCCTCCTCCTCGGTCGCGTCGCCGGCCCGGACCCGCAGCGCGAAGCGCCCGGCCCGGAGCCACTTGCAGAAGCACGACCACTGCACGCCGGCGAACCCGACGGCCTGCCGGAGCGAGCTGCCCGCCTTCAGCGCGGCAACGATGCGGGCGCGATCCTCGTCGGTGTAGGTCAGCGGCGGGGCCATCAGGCGGCGACATTCCAGAAGAGCGCGCCGGGGCGCGAGCGCACGAAGCGCCAGACCTTGGCGTCGTAGTTCCCGCACGAGGGGAAGGGCGGGGGCTCGGCGGCGTCCTGCTCGTAGCGCTCGAGGGCGACGTGGAGGGTGGCGCGCCCGACGTTCGGCGGCTTCCCGACGCGCACCGCATGGACCTCGGCGGACGGCCACGCATCGGCCAGCGCCCGCGCGAGCGTCCCGCTGCCGGCGGCGCACCACACCTCGCGGGGGGCGAGGCCGATCGAGCGGGCCGCAGCGACGAGGGCGTCGTGCGCCTCGTCGTTGTCGAAGCCGAAGGGCACGAGGGCGGCGCCGACGCGCCGTGCGTACTCCCGAGCCCGGGCCTGCACCACCACCAGGTGCCCGGGGGTGACCTGCACGACCTTCGCCCCGGCCCGGTGGGCGCGGAGCGTCCGCTCGTGAGGTTCGTTCCGCTTCGCCACGAACACCGTCGCCCGGGCGCCCGCCTCCGCCGCAGCGTGGGCCAGCGCGATCTGCGCGTAGCCCTGCGCGGGCGACGCGTATACGAACTCCGCGGCGGCGCGGGCCCGGAGGAGCTTCTCGGCGACGCGCTGCTTCGAGCCGCCAGGGAGGAGGTCGTCCCGCACCACCAGCACGCCGTCGTGCTCGCGCACGACCGGCCGCGGGATCAGGCGAGCACCTCGCCGAACTCGGAGGCGGGGTCGCCGACGCCGGTGGGCGCGTCGCCGGGCCCGAGCAGCTCGTCGGCGTCGATCGGGCCGCACGCCTCGGTCGCGCGCTTCGGGTCGCCCTTCACGAACACGAGCACGTTCTGGTGTGCCTTGCCGAGCTTCCGCGCCGCGAGGAACGCCCGCGGCGCTCGGATCGCGAGGGACGCAGCCTGGGTGACCAGCACGGCCTCGTTGTAGAGCGCGCAGCCGGCGGCCTCGAAGGCCTCGACCGTGACGCTGGGGAACTTGCGGTAGCGCCCCTTGGCGTCTCGCAGGTCGCCGACGACGAAGCACGCGAAACGGTCGGGGCGGAGCCGCGCCACCGCGTGGGCGATGATCTCCCGGTAGGCCGCGCAGAACGCCGGCCACTCCATCGTCGAGAGATCGTTCGGGTCGTCGGAGTAGCGTTCGAGGTCCGCGTACGGCGGGCACGAGAACACGAGGTCGAAGGCCTCGCCCGCAGGGAGCAGCGCGGGCAGCCGGCGGGAGTCGCCGACGATCCACCGCGGGGCGGCCTCGAGCGTCGCGGCAGCGGCCTGGGCCTCGTTCGCGGCGACCTGCTCGGCGCGGAGCTCGACGCCCGTGTACGCGCGCCCGAGCCAACCCGCGACGAGCCCGCGAACGGAGCCGCCCGCGAAGGGGTCGAGCACCGCGGCGCCCGGGGCACTGAACCAGCGGTAGGCCGCCTCGGCGAGCACCGGGTCGAAGATCGACGTGCCGTGCTGCGCGGCGAGCTCGGCGTGGTCGCGCAGGAACTCCTCCCACGGCAGCGGGCGCCCGAGGCGCGCCTCGACCGCGTTCTTCGCCGCGTACATCTGCGGCGACTGCGCGCTGTTGGAGTAGACGAGCCCGTCCTGCGTGCGGTCGCCCTCGTTGCCGCGCCCGAGCTCGCTCTCGATGCCACGCGCGATCCACGCGCGCTTGCGCTCCTGCCAGTAGCCCTGCCGGGCGTCGAGCACCGTGAAGGGCGGGATGCCGAACCGCTCGGCCAGCGTCGCCGGTCGGGCCGCGGGGTCGCGCGAGCCGGCCGCTCCATCGGCGGCAGGGTCTCCCGGCGAGCCGGAGGCGCCCTCGTCGGCGCCGTCGAGGATCGCGTCGCCCGCGCCCTGCACGAGGGCGTCGAGCGCGGCGTCGTCGAAGCCGATGTCGGCGAGCAACTCGGTCCCGCGGCCGAAGGTCGAGAGCATCTCCAACACGCGCACCGAGTCGTCGACGCCCTGGAGCGCCTTCGCGTTGTCGGCGACGGTCATCGCGTCCGCCTCGGCGTCGCCCACGTCGACCAGGCGCACCGGGACCATGCCGGGGCCCGGAGCCTCCGGGTCGAAGAGGTGCTCGGCGCCGCCGCGCGGCTCGCCGTCGACGACGAGGCCCGCGAGGATCGCCTGCGCGGCCTCGAGGCGGCCGTGCCCGCCGATGATCCGGCGCGAGCGGCGCTGCGCCACGATGGGCGCGCCCCACGCGGTGCGGAGGATCGTGCGGGCGAGGCGCATCACCTCGTCGCCGTGCATCCTCGGGTTGCGCGGGTTGGGGCGCAGCTCGGAGACGTGCACGTAGATCGCGGCGGGCGCGGGCTGAGGGAGCGTGGTGTCCATCGGGGAGGGGAGGGGAGGGTTCAACTCGGGTCGGAGGCGTCGGGCTCGTGCTGCGCCACGAGGGCGTCGCCCAGGCGGCGCGCGGTGACGAGGTAGCGCTCGCCGCCGAGGATGCGGTGGAGGTCCAGCAGCGCGGCGATGTCGAGCGAGAGCGGCGCGCCCGCGGAGCGGTGGCGCATATGCTCGCGCAGCCGCTCGATCTCCCGCGTGGCGCTCCCCAGATCCTCGTCGCGCTCGCGCAGGAGCACGGCCACCTCGTCGCGCTGGCCTTCGACCGCGGTGAGCTTCGACTCGACCTCGCGCACCCGGAAGCGCCCGCCTTCGAGGTCGCGACCGAGCTGCTCGGCGCGCGCGTTCGCAGCAGCGAGGGCGGCTTCGCGGGCCTCGAGGTCGGCGGTGAGCTCCCCCACACGGGCGGCCAGCGAGGCGTTGGCCTGCTCGAGCTCGACGAGGGGATTCGTGTCAGGGAGCTTCGTGGTGGGGTCGGTCTTCGCCATGGTGTTCTCCGGTCAATCGGCGAAAAGGCGGGCATCTCGCCCCGCGCGTGAGAGCGTCGGGGGATGAAGCATCTCGCTCGCGTCGCAGACCCGTCACAGGCCGTCGTCTTTATCCACGTCTTCGACCGGGCGACCGGTGGGTGGGACGTGCAGCAGCGTTACTTCCGCCGCATCCCGATCGCGGGCGAGTACTTCGCGTTTGACGGACACGGTGGATGGTTCGAGGTCCGGTACGTCGTCCACTGCCCGTTCCCAGAGGCCGACTGCGACGCTGAGATCTACGGGATCGCGGCGGATGCCAGTGCCGTCCAACGGACGATTACGCGCGCGGACTAAGCTCTACGAGGCGGCCAGGAAGCGTGGCAAAACGTTTGAGCGCGAGTTAGGCAGCGCAGGCAGGTAGCCGCCCGTGGATGAGGTCGTCGTAGTCGCCCCGGTGCAGGAGCTTCGTCGGGCGGCCGCGCCGGCTCTTCACCTCGCGCACCCGGCACCAGCCCTCCCGCTCAGCGGCGGCGATGAAGGCCCGCGCGCGACGCAACGAACCGCCTCGCACGCCCATCAGGGCGCGGGCAGTCATCCAGGCCGCGTCGTCGTGCGAGAGGGCGGAGGTCACCGTGGAGGGGCTGCGGGCGCACGAATGCCGTTGGCACCCCCATGCGGCGTGGCAGTTATGGCCGAGGATGTACGGGGCGGAGCTCCCCGTCAAGCCCAGGGAACATTGACGGTCTTGACGCCTTGGACGGACACCACGGTTTCGGAGTACCCGTCGCGCGAGCGCTTTCGGATCTCACCGTCAAAAACCGTGACCCCTTCCAAGAGGTCCGCCGCGAAGAGAGCCTCCCGGAGGTTCGCGCTCGCCAGGAACTGCTTCGCGTCGTCCTTCCATCGGAGAAGGTCCTGCGCTTGGCGTTCGATCTCCCCGAGCTTCTCTCGGAGACTACGCGCGCGCTGCGCACTCGGCCGTTTCGTCTCCCACGTCCTCACCGCCGCCCAAGCGTCGTCGATCGTCTCCGAAGCGCTCGCGTAGGGCCCGGCCGTGGTCATCTTCCCGTCGAAAAGCCCCAGCCCAACGATCGTCGAACGAAGCACCCGCCCAGGAGCATCCCGCCCGATGAGGAAGCCTCGATCATTGACGTAGACCGCGCCGCGCTCGGCGAGAGAATCGTCGCCACCGAGCCGAGCGCGCATCCGACGGGCTAGTTTCGAGAACTCCGACCCCTCGATCGCACGTCGGAACGCTAGGAGCGGCGCGGCCTCCCGTTCGACCCTGGCGATCAGGGCCGGAAGCTCTCGCACAAGCCGCTCCACCACCGCCTGGTACTGCTGGTAGTCCCGCGCCTGCGACCTACGTTGGCGGAGCGCCACGAACCCTTCCACCAGATCCGCGCCGCATTTCAGCCCAAGGCAAACAACAACGCCGCAGTGCGTCCGGACCACCAAGCCTTCCTGATGAGGGTGGTTCCGGTTGCTGCATGGGACGTTGACACCGAAATTGTAGAACGCGAGGAGGTTGTCGACGCGAGCGCGGTGCCGGACCTCCTGCTCGCGAACAAGTCCCGGAAACGCATCGAGTTCATCCGACGTTTCCAGTTCACGCACGTCCTCGAGTTCGACACCGACCAATCCCGACTCGATGACCGTGTTGCAGGCCGAACAGAACGGATACGCCGTCGACGTTTCATTCTGACCCTTCGTCATGAGCGGATTCTGTAGCGATCCCGCGCTGGAGGTCCAGAAGGTGCCGCGTCTCGGCGTTTCTCGACGTACCCCTGTCCGCCGCACGGCTTGCACGTCAGGTCCCATCCATCGCACGCACCGCAGCGCACCCATTCGATCTCTCCCTCCCAGACGTCGGCCGCGCGCAACGTCAACGTCCGCCCGCTGGTGGTGGTGGCCTCGAGCACCAGCCGCGAGGGAAGAACCTTCCAGCGCACGCGAGTATCGGCGTTGGCGAACCGCAGTCCCACCTCGCGATAGAGCGCGCGCAGTCCATCGGCGAGGGTGCCCTCCCGCTGAAGCCAAGTGAGCACCGCGCGCATGGCGGGGTCGAAGTCCGTCAGATCGCGGATGCGATCACACGCACCGGACCCGAGCGCGGCTGGCGCGAAGGTGCTGGCGAACGCCCCCGGGAGGATCGCAGGCGTCACGACCGAGGTCTGCACCCGAATCCGGGCGGCGAGCGGACCGGGGATCGGAGCGCCGCTCTCGGTACGATCGGCCGATTTGGGCGAGACGCCATCCGCTGCCCACCCAAGCGGCCCACCACGGTCGGGTCGCAGCTCGGTGAGAAGTCGGCGCGCGCGCACAAGCTCGGGGTCTTCCACGTGCGTCACCCGCTCGACCGGAGCGACGCTCGAGGGGCGCAGCCGGGCTTCGTCGGCGACCTGCACCCGCGCGTCGGGCTGCGCGCCAGGTCGTGACGCGCGCCGTGGCGCTGGCGCTTCGACAGTCGGCGCCGCGGGAAGCAGCGCGGGCCGCTCGATGACGGCCTCCGTCGGGCCGTACGCCTCGCCGCACTCGGGGCAGGTGGCCTCGCGCCGCTCGCGCTGCACCAGCACGATCGTAGGCATACAACATCGCGTAATCGGCTCACCCATCAGCTGCTCCCTACCGGCGGCGGTTCGTTGAACGTGTGGACATGCGCCGGGAGCTTCGCGTTGCGCGCGAACCCCAGCGTGACGAGCGCGCTGGTGACGCCCTGCGGCTCCGCCAGGTCGTGCAGGACCTCCACGGCGACCGGCCTCCCCTGGCGCGCCCGCGTGGCGACGGCGCGCACCATCGCGCTGTCGCGGGTCATCGGCCAGCTACGCCAGTGCGGCGCCTTCGACGACGGCACCTCCGCGGACTTCGCCCAGCGGCCGATCACGGCGCCGTCGACGTCGACGATGGTCCCGTCGAGGCGGTAGACGGCGCAGCGCACCGGCCGCTTAATGCGCTGCACCTCCTCCAGCGCCCATGTGCCGGGCCCGGGCGCGTCCGCGACGACGACGGTCTCGGCGAAGTCGACGATGCACTCCACCAGGTGGCGCGCCCACGTCTCCGCGCCGGGCCGCTGTACCAGCGTCGTCGAGCCGGTGAGCAGCGTCAGGTACTCCGGGGGCTCGTCGAAGCCCTCGGTCGGCGGCGCACGGGCAATGACCAGCGCCGCGCATGCGGGGCAGTGATCGACGCCAGCACCCGCGGACACCGCGCACCCACGGCACAACGGGGCGTCGCAGGTGCGCTTGCGACCGGGCATCTGGCCGTCGCAGAGCAGCTCGGCGCCACGTCGCCCGCACACCGAGCAGGAGCGCCGACGCACCCCTCGGGTGCAGACGATCGCCATGCCCCCGCCGGGGAGGTCCATGCGCTCACAGGGCATCGCGGCCGCCCTCCTCGCGCACGCGCGTTAGGTCCCCGATCGCGGGGGAGAGCCCATCCCGCCCCGCTCTGCCCCCTCTGCCTGGAACGCCCTGGAACGCCCTGGAACGCCACGCTGCCGGTCCGTTGTCAGCCGTTGTCAGCAGACCCCTCCGATGCTGACAACGGTCGAAACCGCGAGCAGAACAGGGGTTCTCACTAGCCGTTGTCAGCAGTGTCAGCATTGTCAGCACCCCTCACAGCGTCCGTTGCAGCAACGACCATCACGGCCAGCTCAAGCGCCCGGCGGACGCGGTGGGGCGCGGCGGGGTCGCCCTGGATCAGGTCGAGCGCGCGGGCGGCCTGGGGCTGCTCGAGCACCGCCAGGGCGAGGCCCCGGATGGTGGCCTCGGCGAGCTGGCCGTCGGCGGCCTCGCGCAGGACCTGGAGGGCCCACGTCCCCACGACGTCCCCAGAACGGGGGTAAGCGGGCGTAACGACAGAGTCGACCTCCCCCCTACGGATCTGGGGGTTGGAAGTTCGACCCTTCCCGGGCGCGCAAGTAGTTTTCGATCACCCGGGGGGGTGGCGTGGGACAAAAGGTTTGTCCCACGCGGGGCCGTCTGGGCGGCCTTCCGGTGGAGGTGATCGGACGAGAGGTGTGCGTACCTCTCGGTCACCTCGGTGTCGCTGTGCCCAAGGAAGGTCGCGATTTCCGAGAGCGACCACTGGACGCCCCAGGTGCCCATGATCAGGTGCGACGCGCAGGTGTGCCGCAGGTCGTGGAAGCGTACGGGCCGACCGAGCCCCAGGCGCTTCGAGTAGCCCTCCTGGCGGACGTTCTCCCGCACGCGGGTGCCGTCGGCTTCCTTCCGCACCTTGAGGAGGTGGTAGTCAGCCCAGCGCGCGTCGTCGCTGCGCCCCCGGCGCCCGCCGCGGGACGTGGGGAACACCAGGCCCTCCTTCGAGGTCGGTGCGATCTCCTTCCACCGGGTCAGGAACTCCAGTGCAGGTCCGAGCAGCGGAACGGGGCGGCTCTTCCCATTCTTCGGGGGACCCTTGTGGCTGAACTTCACGATGACCTCCGGGCGCGCGGCGTTGAGATGCACGTCCACCCAGTGCAGGCCCCAGATCTCCCCCTGCCGCAGACCCGAGTACGCGGCGAAGAGGTAGACGAGGCGGTTGGCCTCGGGGATCGTCGTCGAGGCCTCCAGGCGCGCGAGCTCGTCAAGGGTCAGGTAGGTGCCGACCTCGTTGCCTCGCTGGCGCCGCCCCCGGACGTGGACGTCGCTGGCGGGGTTCGAGCTCAGCAGGCCCTTCTCCCGGGCGCCTTCCAGCATCTGCCGCAGCTGCGACAGCACCTTCGAGACGGTGTCGCGGGAGAGCTTCCGGCTCGATGGGGCGTGGCTTCTCTCCCCGCCCTTCGTCGCGACCAGCGCGGGCTTGAGCATCATCGCGCTCAGCCAGGCTCGCACGTCGGACTCGGCGATGGCGTCGAGGGCGAGCGCGGCGAGGGGCGTCTCGGCGATGTGGCAGTCCCACTGCGACCGGAGAGTGTCGATGGAGCGGAGGTCTCCGAGCTTCTCCTGCTCGTCCAACCAGCGTGCCCCGAAACGCCGGAGGCTGTCCTCTTCGGGGCGGCACTGCGCCGCCGCGTGGTGCAGCACTGCGAGCGTCGCTCGCTGGCGCTCGGCATCCTCCCGGGCGGCGAAGGTGTCCCCGACCTTCTTCTCTCCGACCCACACCCGTACCCTGAACCGCCCCGAGGGCAGTGTTTCCACCGACCCCACTCCCTCGCGGTCCCTGGCAGGACCCCGGACTCGCCGATCCTTGTTTCTCGCGAGCTCTCCCATGGCCTCGACCCTCTCTTCGCGACCCCACCTGTGGGGGTACGCACGACGGACGTCACTGTACACATCTGAAACAGCGGGAAAACAAGGCGATGCCCTGTGTCCTGCCCGGACGACACCACGGCGGACACCAGCAACATTCGCGGACCTTGGTGCGAGTTCAACCCCGGTCGAACGGGTCGATGTCCGAGGGGAACTCGGCCACCTCGTCGGACGACCCACCCGGTAGCACGCCTTCGGGATGCGCCGACGTCCCGCTCGTCGCCAGGGCGTTCGTGCTCGGAGGTGTCTCCTCTCCGAGGGCATCGAGGCGCACCGCCCACGCGTCAGGCTGAGACCCGTCGGCGGTGCGAACCGGAACGGCGATCCTGGCGCGCGCCGTGCCCAGGCTGGTCTTCGCGAGGCAGCCGAGCGCATGGAGTGCCTTCCCCATCGCCGAAGTGTCTCCACCCAGTTCGCGGCCCTGACGCTTCGACTCCAAGCGAGCGGCCGCCAGGGCCGGTCCCGGCAGGAGATAGAGCACGCCCGGAGACTCATGGTGGTGGTAGCCGACGCAATCGCCCCGGGGCCGTGCCTCGTCGCCCTGGAGCTCGTAGCCCCACGCGTGGGCGTCCGCCGGAGGCACCGTCCGCCGTGCCTTGTGTGCCCCGTGAAGCACGATGGCCGGCGTGTGTGCGCGCCCCGAGCCGATCGCGTCGAGGACTAGGCTGAGCAGGCGTCGTCCAACGTCCTCGTCAGCGACCCGCGTGCGGTGCGCGCTGGCGACCGACTGCAGCGCCCACATCATGCGCTTCCGGTGCTGCTCGACCTCCGCGGCGGGCACGCCGAACGCCGTGAAGAAGCGCAGCAGGCTCTCGGCACCGAGGGCGAGGCCGCCCATCAGATCGGCGGTCCGATCGCGGATTTCGAAGCCGAAGCGCAGCGCCGCTGCCCTTTCTTCAGCAATCGCGCGCGGTCGGAGATCTCCGATCTGGGACGCAAGCCACTGGATGTAGAGGGCCATCCCGGAGCTCAACTCGCCAGCGGTTGCGCGTGCGTCGAGGTCCGCCACGTTCGGGGGGAGCGGCCCGTCGAAGCCGACGGTGGAGATGCGGTTGATCGTGGAGGCGGTGTCGCCCTTGGGGTCGATCTCGCCGACGGAGAGCAGGTCGCACCGCGACTCGGGGAGGGCCCGCGTGCCGCCGTCGCGGCGCCCCCGTGCTGCCGACGACTCATTGAAGTGCGCCCGCAGGATCGCATCGACGCGCTGGGCCGGGACGGTCGATCTGAGGTCGTCAATGAAGAACACCGCGTCGCCTGCGCCCGCCAGCAGCGGATACGTCCCCGCCGGACTCCCTTCCCACGAACCGGGTGGGTGGGTCCGGTCCATTGCCCCACCGAAAAGACGCTGGACGAGGCTTGCCAGGAGGGTCTTGCCGACGCCGCTCGCCCCGGTCACATGAACCGCGCAGCGCGATCCGCCCAGCGGCGCGTGGAACGCCAGGGCCACCATCGGAACGATGACCGTCGCCGGCTCCAGCGAGACGAGGTCCACGAGGGCGCGGATCGCGGGCGCCACCCCGGTGCCGGTCGGTGGCGCGGGCAGCACGTAGTGGCGGAGGGCCGGCGGGGGGACCGCCACCAGCTCCGCCACCGGACCCGCAGCGCCGATCGCGCCGCCAGCGTGGAGGTACACCTGCTCGCCGTGGTGCTCGACCCACCCGAGGTAGCCGTACTGGCGGCGGCTGACGGTCACGCCTCGAGACGCCGCCGCGATCGCCCGGCGGAGGTGTCCATCTGTCGAGGATCCGGGGCCACGGTCTGCGCCTTCCGTTCCGAGCACCCTGGCCATCCAGTCCATCGAGTCGAGGGACGCTGCGGGGATGACGACGTAGCGGGGCGTCGCGTCTCCAGCGACGCACACCGACATTCGGAGAGCGAGGTCGGCCGGTGCGTCGGGCGCTTCCCGCCGTTCGATCTGCTCCACGATGACGGCGGAGAACTCGGCGAGGCTCGTGGTCGTCAAGCGGCCGTCGGGGCGCTGCTCCGTGAGCAGCGTGCGCCCGGGGCGGATCGTGTACTGATGGGGCCCGCGGGTGACGTCGGCGTAGTGGACGCGCCGGTCGGGATCCGCCGCGCGCTCGGCCTCGAGCGCCGCCGCGGCGGCCTCCTGAACGGCGTCCAAGGCGGCGCGGTGCTCCGCAGATGCTCGCTGCGTGTGTTCGCGCTCGGCGGCCTTCTGGCGCCTATCCTCGGCGGAGAGAGCGCCGTCCAGATCCTTCATCGCTAGGCCGGCCGCCTTGAGTGCCGATCGCACCTGGGCGAACCGACGCCAGCCCTCCATTCGCAGCTGGTGGAGGAAGCGCACGTTCAGCGGGTCGAGGGCCAGCGTTGCGTCGCCGGTCGTCCGAACCAGCTCGAGCAGATCCTCCACCGGATCGGGAACGCCAACGTGCTCGGCCCGGCGGACGGTGCGTGCCGCCTCCGCGTCGGCCTCGGCACCGAAATACTCGACGATGCCACTGCCCGGGGCCTCAGACCGCATTCCCTTGGCTGAACCGTTGGTCGTCGCCCGGTCTTCATTTCGCTCCACAATCCACCTCGCCACGGCGCTGAGCCGCGAGAAAGTCGTCCAGACCCTTCCATCGGGGATCCCATCGCCAGACACCGGCGTCGGGGTCTACGTGCGCGCGCAGGGCGTTGAGGAGTGCCTGCTCTGTGCGGGCGACGACGGGGTTCGTGCTGGCGTCTGCATCGAACGCGATCACGACGCGGCGCGCCCCCCAGAACTTCAGCAGATCCATGATGGGACCCCACGCCTGGACCCCGGGGATCGACACTACCGGCGAGCCGAGCAGCGCCGTCGCGACGTCTGCCTTCAGCTCGCCCTCGGTAACGACGAGCCGCTCGGCGCCGACGTCGCGCATCGCCTGCGCGGCGAGCGGAACGTGCGGCGCAGCGGACGCGGAAGGTCCGCCGTGGCTTCGGCTGGTGATGTACTGATAACGGTTCCCGTCACATGGGTCCGGCCGGCGCACCTTGAGCGCCACGATGCGGTCCTCGGGATTCCGCACCGGGATGAGCAGCCCCGGCCAGCCACCGAGCGACCACCACCCTTGGCCATCGGCAGTGCGCCACACGATGCCCGGCACGCCCGAGGCGACCTCCGCGCCCACGGCATCGACCACGGCGCGCGCTACCCGCGCCCGACCCGTCGTCGAGAGGGTGCGATATCCGTTCGTGTCGATCGCCGCGTCGTCGAGCCCCCGGCGGCGGAGGGCGTCCCGATCGACGTCGTTCAGGCGAAGCGCGGCGAGTGCGGCGCGGTACGCCCGGTCCACGTCCTCGATCTTCGCGTGCGTGATGGTCGGCGTCGGGGCGACGGCGACCGGCCTCTGCGGGCGTCCGCCGAAGTGATGGATGTGGAACTCCACGCCCGCCCGGTTGATTCGTGCCCGACCCGATGCGATCCGCTTACAGAGGATGGTAAGACCGTCCCGCGCGACCTGGCACCAGCTGCCTCCGCCGCACACGGGACATCGCCGCGACGACGACACGTCGGACCACGGACGGCCTCCCACGCGCGCCTGTCCTGCGGCGTCCCTGAGGGCCTCCTTCAGGCGACCCATCGGACTGCTCCACACGGCAGCGACGCGCTGAGCACCCGTGCCGTCCCACCGTGTGCGGAGCACGACGCGTGACGGGGACGTTGAGAGCCTCGTCGCGGGCGAGGCAGGGACCCGAGAGGCCCAGACCTACCTTGGGCGAGCGAGGCAGTCGTGAACGCCGTCGAGTTCATCGGGACGCCTTCCGCAGAGCCCGTGCGCGCGCACGGGTCACCGCATCGACCGACTCGTGGGTGACGATCGCCTGCGACGACGCCGCCCTCAGAGCGGCCCTCCCGCGGGACAGGTCCTCCTCGACGAAGCCCGCGCGCTTCAGGAGCACGTCCACCCGTGCCAGTTCCTCCGACGTGGCGGCGTCGTAAAGGGCCCGGTCGTGCGGCGTAGGCGCGGGCGGAAGAACGCGCGCTGGGGCTCGCTGTGCCGCCCGCTGTGCGGCGAGCTCTCGCCGCAGCAGATCCACGAGGCGCCGGCTCTGTGCTTCGTCGAGCGCTCGGGCGACACCGCGACTCTGGGTTCCGCGCGCGCTCATCGACACCTCCGGCCGGGCTCGTCTCCGGGCGCCTGGTCGTCGCGACGCGCCGTCCATCCACCCCTGTGCGGAGCGCCGCCGCGACCGGGCCACGTCGGCGGTAGGCAGGGCCGCCCAGAGCGGTCCGCATCATCGGTAGCGGCCATCCGCCGTGTCGGAGCGGACGCCCGCAGGACGCAACGCTGCGACGGGCGCGGCCTCGCTCGTCGACGGGAATCATCCCGCCCATGAGAGGACTCAGCGACGCACGACGCGTCCAGACGGTCGTCCTGCTGTGCGTGTTCCGGCTCGCGCAGGCCATGGTGTGCCAGCGCCCAGCGGGCTCGCAGCCCGCGAAGCATCGTCGATTCCATCGTCGCGACTCCCGACGACCTGGGGCGAACCCCGCGGCCGCCCACAGGTTCAGGCGGTTCCGAGGTCCTCGATCGGCGCGTTCACCATCGAAACGCCGGCGGTCGTCCCGCGGTGCGCGTCGGCGGCCGCGGACGTCACGCCAGTGCCGCTGCCCTCGACAGCCGCCAGCCGCCCGGCGGACGCGAGGAGGGCGGCGGCGGTCATCGCCAGCACGGGCGCGCCGGAGAGCGCGCGGTACACGCTCTGGGGGCTACGGACCTGCGCGTCGTCGCAGACTGCCTGGGCGCCGAGGCGCGCGACGACTGCCTGCAGAACAGCCCGCTCGTCGGCGGACAGCGTGATTCCTCTGATCGCCATGGGTCAACCTCGCCTTCACGACGAGGGCTACCATTTATCGATCAATAGACAAGTGCGTCTATTGTTTTTTCTGGGACCCCTTCGATTTCCGACCGCGCCGGACCAGGCCAGAGAGCCGCGCGCGCTCCAGGTCCTTTCCGAGGCCCAGGTCCTTGATCGTCCTCAGGACGACGGTGGTGCCAGCGAGGCCCAACTCTTCGGCGGCGGCCGGCATGTTCCACTCGTGGCGATTCAGTACCTCGCGAAGCACCGCCCGACGCAACGCGGCGGACATGAGACTACCGAGGGCCAGGAGCTTGTTGCTGCCCATCGCCCTCAGATCCTGGCACTCGATCAGTTCGCCCAGTGCGTCGAGCATTGCTCCCGGTGCGAGATCCATGAACTTGAGCCGCCAGGAGGCTCCATCGTCGCCGCACACGGGCTCGTACTCCGGCATCTCCGTGGCCTGATGCAGGCGCGTCATGGCCTCGGCGACCCGGTCGGAGATTGCCGTCCGTGGTTCCGTTGGGGCGAGGTGGATCCGCATCGCGGGCAACTCGCGAGCTGCCAGCGCTCCCTCCTCGTCGTCGGGAGGAGCGAGCGCCGCGAAAACGACCGTGGTTTGCTCGCGTAGGTAGCGCGCGAGTTCCCGTCGGCGGTCCACCGAGAGGCTCCAATCCGCCGAGTCTTCCAGCCGCCGGCGGCGATCGATCATCTTCGACTTGGACCCCGCTCGGGCGACACCCGTCTTTCGTGAGCCCGAGCCCGGCTCAGCAACATGTCCAGCCATCGCATGTTTCGAGGCGCTCACGTCGTCTCCTTCTCAGCAGCTGCGGGCGTGCGGACGTCCCCGAGAAACGGCCCGCCGTGGGCAACCGCTAAGGTCACCCCTAGCACCGGCCCAAGAGCTGCGCCCGACGATCCGACAGACCTCTCGATCACCTGCCAAGTGAGCCGAATCACGCCCCAGCGTCTCCTGCTTCCTTGGCCCCCGCCTGCGTCAGATTGGCGCTCGCGGAGTTCACCGCCCGAGCGTAGCCGATGGCGTACGACCAGTGCCATCGCAATGCGTGGAGCCGTGATGCGTGGAGCCGAGATTTGTCGCGCACGACCCGGGTTTCACCTGGGGGCCGCGCCGCTGTGGTTGGCCGGCGCGCACCGGTGGGTTGGCCCGCGCGCACCTGCGGTGTTCCCCAAGGGCAGTGGACACGGGCGGCGATCGGACTCGCCCGCCTGGGAGCTCGGGGAGAACGAGACCAGAGACATGAGTCGAACGACGAACGAGACGCCTCAGTCGGGGCTACCGACGACCGCCGAGAGTGAGGACGTGCGCACGCGCCCCGGCCGCTGCTCGGTCGCGGGCCGCCAGGCCGCGGTGCTCGAGCTCTTCGCGGGCAAGGCCATGCAAGGCCATGATCGACCAGCTCGCCCGCCGCTTCGGGGGCCACCCGGAGACCATCGAGCAATGGCGCTCCGTGGCCCTGGGCGGCATCCACGAAGCCTTCGCCAAGGGCTCCAAGTTCCCCAAGGAGCGCGAGCTGGAGCGCAAGAACCGCCAGCTCTGTGACGCGGTCACCGAGGGCTCCATCCGCGAGGCCGTGCTCAAGCGGTAGCTGGAGGCCGCTCGCGGCGCGCGCCCTACACTGCCCGCGAAGTCGCGGCTGTGGCACGGGCACGGCGCGTCGCATGAGGGGCGTGCGCGGCGCCCCTGGGGTTCAGCTGGACTACCTCTGCGCCGAGGGTTTCGAACGGACCGCCGCTCTACTCGGGGGCGCAGCGGCGCTCACGAAACCGCGGCACCAGCCGGTCGCCCGCCCACAGGAAGCGCGCCGTGACGGAGCAGACCCGGAGCCGCGATCCGCGCACCGTCGGCGACTCGCCGGTGACGGTGAGCCCGTCCGGGTCGAGCCACGGTCCGCCGCCGAAGTCGCCGGGCCCGCCGGTGACGTCGAAGCCCTCGGAGTGGCTCCAGGCGGTGTGCGCCTCGGGCGACGCGGGCGAGCTCTCGAGGATCGCCCACTCGCGCGACTGCCAGCGGGACCACGACCGCGTGTGCAGCGCTTGGATCAGCGCGCGCACCCGCGACGCGTGCCACAGCGGCCGGAGCGCGACCTCCCCGAAGGCCGCCGCCTCGTACGAGGGCGCCGGCGGCTCGAAGCGGAAGGCCAGCACCGCCTCCCCGGTGTCGAGCCGGAACCCGTACACCGCCGTGTCGCTGGTGACGTTCACGCGCTGAGCCGCCAGCACCCACCAGATAGCGCCCTCGGTGGAGTCGTGCGGCCCGATCACGTCCAGCCGGACGAGGCTGCCGTAAGCGACGTCGTCGCCGCCGCCCTCCTGGTCGAAGAGGGGGAACGGGCCGACGCCCGCGCGCTCGGTCGGCCCGGTGAGGCGCGCGCGGATCGCCGCGGCGTCCGAGTCGAGCTCCCCGTGCGCGACCTCGCCCATCACAGCCACGATCCAGGCGAGCGTTCGCGCGCGCATTTGCGCGAAGAGCGCGCGGGCGTCGGCGGGGATCTCCTGCTCGCCCGTGTACTCGAAGGGCCGCAGCGCGGCGCGTGCCGCGACCATCGCCGCGACCTCCGGCGGCGTCGGGGGCGCGGGCTGCTCCTCAGCAACCGCGGCGGGATCCGCGGCCGTCGCCGACTCGGGGCACGACGGTGCCGCCGCGCGCTCGGGCGGCGGGGCTCCCGGGCGCGTCTGCACCGTCCGGGTGCAGGCCGTCAGCAACGCGAGCAGCAGGGTCGCCCGTCGCCCGACGCCCACGCCCGCGTGGCTCCAGGCCCACAATGATCGCCCCGGCCGAATGCCGCCCATCATGGTCGTGCGCATGGTCGACGGCGCACAGCACGCGATGTGCCCGCCCCTCCCCGCTGGGGGGTCACCCCGCATCGGGGTACGCGCCCATCGCGCGCCACGGCCGGTCGGGCAGGCACGCGCTCCCGCGCTGAATCGTCGCCCTGTCGCAGCCGCCGTACTGCGACGCCACCGGGAGGCTCAGGCACCCATTGGACACGCAGCGCCCGCGCGCGGTCGCGCAGCCCATCGCGTACTCGCGCACCTCGTTGGCGGAGGAGTCGGCGTTCGACCCGCACTGCCGCGCGACCGGTCCCGCATCGGGCACCACGCAGTCCAGCAGCGTGCAGCCCGCCTGACCGCCGGCCATACACGCACAGGTGCTGCAGCCGTCGGGCGCACGCCACGTCTGGCCACCGCGCAGCGGCCCGTTGGGAAGTCGCAGACCAGGGCCGGTCCGGTGTCGGCGCCCGCATCGGCGCTCGCGTCGGTGGTCGTCCCGGCGCCCGCGGTGGTCAAAAATCAGCGGATCCAGTGGCCGTCTACACCAGCACGGTCACCGCGCTCTGCGCGCTGCTCACATCTCCCGATCGAGCTACTACGCGGCGCGACGCGCATGCGAGCACGACCCGGCGGCCGCCGCCACGCCGTCGGCGACCGAGGAGCGATCGGCCGAGACAAGGGACGATCGACACCCACCCAGGGGTCGACGGCTCGCTGCGTCGGTCGAGCGCGTGGTGGCAGGCCTGCGCGAGGTCGTCTCGTGGTACCCCGCCTGGGGCGTGTGCAAGGTTTGGGCGACGCTGCGGCGCGACGGGCTGGTGGTGGCGCGCAAGCGGGGCAGGGCGCTGAAGAAGCGCGCGGGGCTGCTCATCCGCGCCTCGCAAGGCCGTGGCGTCGCCGCGCGAGCACGTCTGGGTGCCCGAGCCCAACCGGCGGTTCGCCACGGACCTGACGCTGGTGTGGACGCGGCGCAAGGGGTGGGTGGCCGTGGCGCCGACGATCGACTGCGGGTGCCGAGGCGTGCTGGGACTCGTGGTGTCCCGGAGCCGGGAGGCTCGGGTGGTGCTGGCGTCCGTCGATCAGGCCCTGAAGGCGGCGTTCGGGGAGCCGTTGGGGGTGGAGCGTATTCTCGACCACGGGTCGCAGTACACGGGCGGGGATTGCCGCGCGCTGCTGGGGTGCTGGGGCGTCGAGCAGACCTTCTCGCCGGTGGGCCGCCCGACGTGGTACGCGGTCGTGGAGCCGCTCAGATCAGGAACCGGCTGACGCCCGTGAGCTGCTGGTGTGGGGCGGCCCCTTCGTCGACACCGGTGCCAGCGCCCAGTATGCGCCCGCCGGCGGCGCCGACACGGATGGCGGCGCGCGGGAGCTGTGGACGGGCGCGCCGTTCGCCTCGCCCGAGCGCTGGAGGTCGTGTAGGGTCTGGCCGGATCTGCTAGTGCCCACTCAGGAAACAGGCCGGTTTCGCTTCGCGTGGTGGAACACGAGTTTCAATCGCAGCCGTCCGAAGGGCAATGGGACGGGCCCGAAAGCGACGAAAGCGATTGCGGACCACAAGGAGCGAACCGAACTCGCTGAAAACGTGATCCGCGAGCTACTCCAGACTGCTGACTGTGTCGCACTCGGCGAGGTTGAGGCGGACGAACACCTGGGCCTCGAGCAAGCGCTTGGCGGGGCGGCGCTGTCCTGGTACCGAGACGACAGCCGCGGGCTGAGCCTGGCAATCAACACGAGCGTGGCCACGCTGGTTTCGGACCTTCGTCATCGCACCCGGGAGGGGACGCGGAACTTCCACACGGCGTGGCAGGCGTCACTGTGGCTGATCCACGCGCCTGCTCAGCTGGACCTCTACGTCGTGCATTGGCCTTCAGACGTTGGCGCGCCCGCCGGAGCCCACCGGCGAACCCTGGGTCAGAACCTGAGGCACATCGTGGCCGACTGTCCCGCTCCGCCGAGCGGTACGCGTGGGCACCAGATCGTCCTCGGCGACTTCAACGAAGAGCCGTTCGACGAAGGATTGGCGCAGGGGCTGCTCGCGGGGCGGGACCGTTATCGCGTGCGGAGCGCCGACCCGCCCGGCGCGTTCCTCTACAACCCGTGCTGGCGGATGCTCGGCGAACAGCGGCCGTGGCCTACTACCGCGCCGATCGCTCCCGCCGGCTCCGCCTATCATCCGGGCAGCGGGAGTTCTCGCTGGCGGACCATCGACCAGGTTGTGCTGAGCGGCGGATTGTTGGGCGACGACGGCTGGGTGCTCGACGAGAAGGCGCTCCAGTACGTGGAGCACAAGGACATCTTCGACCCGGCCGCTGGCACCCTGGTAAATCGATTCGATCACCTTCCGCTCATCGGCAGTCTCGTCCACCTCAAACAAGGTCCGTGAAGATGTCCGATTATAAAGACGCATTCCGTAAAGGGTTGACGGCGTACGGGCAGTACGCGGCCGCAGAGAAGGAGGTTCGCCTCGTCCTCGCACGCGCATCCGAGGAACTCTCCGCGGCGACTGACGGTGCCTTGCAGCTCCAGTGGGCCACCCTGACCCGCGATGCACGCCCGCCGACGCTCATGGAGACGGTCACCCGCTCGCCCCCTCCGCAAGAGAGTTACCGCGCAATCACGGCCAAGGTGGGCGCGAAAGTGGTCGAACTGGCTCGCCTTGACCTCGACGACCGAACTGGCTGGCCAGCGACACTGGCCTACGCCAGGGAACACGAGATTTGCAGCGACGCGACCGCCTTGGAGAGGGCGCTCATCGAGATGCTCGGGACTCAACGCGCGGGGAGGCTGCTGAGCAGTATCGGGGCTGCCTTGCTTCCAGACGAGCCCGCTCCCACCCAGGCGCAGGAGGGCCCCGGCGTGGACGGTTCGGCCGAAGTTGAGAAGAAGGACTGATCGCTGCGGCGTTGCCGTTCGGCCGAGTCTGTTATTCCGAGCGACCATCCCGGCGAAGCTGCGTCTCCAAGGGTCGTCGGGCCTCCTCAGCCAGCGAGGCGCCTGGCGGGACACTCGGAGCGTTCCTGGTCCAAACCCTTCTCACCGTGTTCGGCAGCCACCGGCCGCCACGCTGCGTCGGGTGGCCCTCGTTTGCGAGCTGGCAGGCGATGGCAGCGAACGATCGCCCCTCCCCTCGTAGCGCGCGGATGCGCTCGATGATCGCGAACTGCTCGTCCACAGGCTCAAGGACTCGGCGCCCCGTCGTCGGGTCGGTCGCCTTGGCGTGCCGCCAGCCGAGCGCCGCTCGACCGAGGACCACACCTTCGGCGCGAAGGTGGGCTAGCGCGTCCGCCGTTCGCTCCCCGATGGCCTCCCGCTCCCACTGGGCAACGGTCATCAGGATGAACAACGTCATGCGGCCAGCCGCCGTGCGTGTGTCGATCTGGTCGGCTACGGACACCAGCGCCCATCGCCCCTCGGCGAAGTAGGTCTCGATGAGTAGGCCCAGGTCCACCACCCGACGCGTCAGCCGGTCGAGCTTCGGCACCAGCAGCGCGTCGGCCTGGTGCTCCCGCAGCATCGCCAGCGCGCGCTGTAGCCCGGGGCGGTCGAGCGTCTTCGCGCTCAACCCTTCGTCTGCCTCGACCGAGAGCAGCTCGAGGTCGTGCGCGGCGCAGTGGGCCCGCAACTTCGCCCGCTGGGCGTCGAGCGAGACGCCCTCGTCGGCCTGGCGCTCGGTGCTTACCCGCACGTAGCCCACGACCCGTGTCAGCGTCGGCCCGGCCGCGGCATCGCTGGTGCCCGGACGGGCCTTCGATCGGCTTCCGCGAGGCCGTCCACCGCGGTTCACTGGGAGGTTCAT